TCGACACCGAAAGGTGTTCCGAGGTCACCTGGAAGATGGTTCAAACCCATCAAGCCCGGCAACGGGTGCCCGGCAACGGGCGTTTCCTTTCTCCGACTGGTTCTCAGGCCAAGCAAGCCTCCGAAGCTCAACGTGGATAGAGCGCTCGCCTTGTAAGCGAGAGGAACTGGGTTCGAGCCCTAGCGGAGGCTCTGGTGAGAAACGGTGAAGAGGTGCGTGCCATAGAACTCGAACCTTGAAAATTCACTCTCACCAACCGTCCGATGCGACGCCGACGCGGTACTTCACGCCAAGCACCACCCGCCCCTGGTGAAATGGGGCTGAAAGCTCAACCGGGTTGAGTTGAGCATCCTCCGTGGCGGCAAGCGGTTCTCGGACGGACCATCGACAGAACAGGAGACGACCGTGTCGAAGTTCACCAACACGCCGCCCGCCAAGCCGCGGGGTCCGGTTCGTACCACCGAGCGCGCCGCCACCCACGAGGGTGGGGCTGGCTGGCTCCGCGACCCGGAGTCGGAACTCTACGTACTCGCCGCCACGAACTTCGTTTCGGAAGACTCGTTCTACGAGTCGGCCGCGGATCGCGACAACCGTTTCGTTCAGCTGGTCCACGCCGTGGCGAAGTCGAACCCGACGTGGTTGGCTGGGTCGTCCGACGAAGTGGAACGTGACCGGGGGAAGGTCGGGTTCATCTCGTACCTGCGGAACCGTCTCAACATGCGTTCCGCTCCCATCGTCGCCGCCGCAGAGTACGTCGCTGCTGGCGGTCCCGATGGGCGTCAGGTGATCGACCACGCCATCGTCCGCGCCGACGAATGCGCCGAGATGCTCGGCTACTGGATGAACGTCCACGGCCGGAAGCTGCCCGCTCCGGTGAAGCGAGGCATCGCTGACGCCGCACGTCGGCTGTACACCGAACGGAACGCTCTGAAGTGGGACGGCCAGTCGAAGGGGATCCGGTTCGCGGACGTGATCGAGCTTGTTCACCCGCGGCCGAAGAACGGGGATCAGTCGGTGCTGTTCTCCTACCTGCTCGACAAGCGGCACCACTCCGACAACATCCGGGCCGCGGTGACGACCCTGCCGCTGATCTCGCTGGATCGTGAGCTTCTGGCTCTGCCGGAGGCTGCTCGCCGAGACGCGTTCCGAAACGGTCGTGTCGCGGAGGTTGGGTGGTCGTGGGAGCGGCTCGCTGGTTGGCTTCCGGGCGGGATGGACTCCGAGGCGTGGATGGGTGTCATCCCGCAGATGGGGTACATGGCGCTGCTCCGGAACCTTCGGAACTTCGATGAGGCACAGGTGTTCGCCAAGGTGAAGGCCGAGGTGAAGGCCCGCCTCGAAGACCCGGCTGAGGTGGCGAAGTCGCGGCAGTTCCCGTACCGGTTCTGGTCGGCGTACAAGAACGTGCCGTCGATGGAGTGGGCCGCGTCCCTGGAGAAGGCTCTGGAGCTCTCCACCAAGAACATCCCGGAGCTCCCGGGTCGCACCCTCGTACTGATCGACACGTCCGGGTCGATGCAGTCGCCAGTGTCGAACCGATCGAAGGTTCAGCGGTACGAGATCGGGGCGTTGTTCGCCGCCGCGGTGGCGAAGAAGAGCGAGAAGGTGGACGTACATCTGTTCGCCACCGACACGATGCCGTTCCCGGTGGTTGACCCGTCGATCTCGACGCTGCGGTACATCGAAAACGTGCAGCGGCAGATCGGCAAGGTCGGCCACGGCACGAACCTCCACCAGGCAGTCCGACAGACATTCGCTGGGCACGACCGTGTCGTACTCATGACCGACGAGGCTGCCCGCGACTCGGCTCAGATCACCGAGAAGGCGATCCCGATGCTTCACGTGTTCAACCTGGCCGGGTATCAGACCGCGACGTTCGAGGCTGGTCCGGGCCGGTTCACGTGGGCTGGTTTCTCCGACGCCGTGTTCGAAGTGATGGGTGTCGTGGAGAAGGGCAGAGACGCCGAATGGCCCTTCTGATGGTAGATTCGAGGGGTGCTGCCGCCTTGGACGTTGAAGACCCGCAGTCATAGCTACACGGTCGAAGCAACCCCCTTCGCCCAAGGCGCCATCTGCGACCTCTACGCCTCACGTTCAGCGGAGCGGCTCAGCGTCATCAAGATGCCCCGCTCCGCTGAACACAACGACCGGATCGAACGAGAAGCGATGATCCTCCGACGGCTCTCTGCCAAGGGAGACAAACGATTCGTAGCGTTCGTGCCGAACGCCTACGAGCTCTGCCGCGCCATCATCGCCAGCGAAGAACTCACCTGTCTTGTCATCGACCCTCTCGACGGGTTCTACACCCTCGCTGAGGTCATGCGGGCCTACCCGGGTGGGATCGGCCCCCGAGAAGCCGCGTGGATGTGGAGACGGCTCCTCATCGCCATCGGGTTCGCCCACGAAGTCGGGGTGATCCACAGCAACGTCGAACCTCACCATGTGATGATCCACCCAGAGAAACACGGTCTCGTCCTCGTCGGTTGGGGCGGCAGCGTCAACGTCGGAGAAATCTCCGATGACGGAACACCGGTTCACACCACTCCGCTGACCGACATCCGCGCCGCCAACAACACGATGCTCTCCGTGCTCGGCGACGAAGCCCCGCAAGAAATGCGAGCGTTCAGCAAAGGCTGCCACTTCAGCGACCGGAGCGCCTGGGAGCTCAAGGAGGACTACGACATCCTCCTGGAACGACTGTTTGGGCGGCGCAAGTTCCATCCGTTCACCATGCCGGGACCCCCGGCACTCAACAGGAAGGACTGATCCCTTGGGCAGCGGCAGATGGGATGCGACCACCTACACAGCGACGAACTCACTTCGAGCCGCCAGCGGCACATCCGCCTTTGCGTACTCCGACACCATGACAACCACCACCCCGCCGTCCAGCTGGACCGCGAACCCTCTCCTCGACCCCAAAGGGGTCACGTTCCGCGAATCCCGAGACAGCACCGAACACCCCACCAGCCTCGCCATCGCCGTCCTGTTCGACGTCACCGGCTCCATGCGGAACGTCCCCCGCGGGATGCAGAAGAAACTCGGTGAGCTCTTCAGCCTCCTCATGCTCCGAGGCTACACCGAACACCCCCAGGTGCTCTTCGGAGCGATCGGGGACGCCGCCTGCGACAACGTCCCGCTGCAGATCGGACAGTTCGAGTCGGACAACCGGGTCGACGCCAACCTGGAAGCGATCCTGCTCGAAGGTGGCGGCGGAGGCGGCGCGCAGGAGTCCTACGAGCTCGCCATGTACTTCATGGCTCGCCACACCTCCACCGACTGCCTCGAACAGCGGAACCATCGGGGCTACCTGTTCATCATCGGCGACGAGGCGCCCTACCCGAACGTGAAGCACCTCGAAGTGGAAAAGACGATCGGCGACACCCTCCCGCAGGACATCCCCACCGCCACGATCGTTGCGGAACTCCAAGAGCAGTACGACACCTACCTGATCCGCCCCGGCGGTGCTTCCTACCGACCGGGCGACGCTACCGGGGACAAGATCATCGAGACGTGGCGGGCTCTCCTCGGCAGCCAGAACGTCATTGATCTTCCCGACCCCGACGCGGTGTGCGAGACGATCGCTCTCACTGTCGGGCTCGCCGAAGGAGCGATCAAGGATCTGGAGGAAGGAATCGAGCATCTCGCCGAGGCGGGCAGCGACGCTGGCGACGCGGTCGGGAAGGCTCTGTCGAACCTGTCATGAACGTGGTGGTGTGCGGCCTCGGCTATGGCGACGAAGGCAAAGGCACGATCGTGGATGCCCTCTGCGGTCAGCAGTCGGTGTCGGCGACAGTGCGTTTCAATGGTGGCCCGCAGGCTGGGCATCGTGTTGTCATGGTCGATGGCCGCGACCACGTTTTTTCTCAGTGGGGATCGGGGACGTTCCGTGATATCCCGACGTTTCATTCTCGGTTCTCGGCGTTGGATCCGATGTCGTCCACCACCGAAGCCGACCATCTCGTCAGCATGGGTGTTTCGAAACCGTATTCGTTGCTGGTCGTGGACCCCGACTGTCTGATCATCACTCCGTACCACAAAAGGAGAGGTCAGCGGACCGAAACAGCACGGGGTTACCAGCAGCACGGTAGCTGCGGAATGGGTCACGGCGCCGCCGTCGAACATTCCCTCCGACACCCTGACCAAGCACTGCGAGTGCGGGACATCTTCGATGGCACCGCCTACGCCAAGCTCGTTGGTGGTGCCATCGACGGTGAGGACAGCCCCCGCGAGATCCTCGACTGCTACGAGCTCTGGGCGTCGCTCATCACTGTCGCCACGCCACGCCGTCTCGCTCTACTCGCCGAAGCAGGCGACCTGATCTTCGAAGGCGCCCAAGGTGTCCTCCTGGACGAGTGGCACGGGTTTCATCCGTACACCACGTGGTCGACATGCACGTTTGAGAACGCCATGACGCTCCTCGATGAGCTCGGGGAGACCGCCATGAAACTCGGGGTACTCCGGGCTTTCTCGACCCGTCACGGTCCCGGCCCCTTCGTCTCCGAGATCAACGGTTGCACGTGGCGTCCCGACTGGGAGTACAACAATTTCAACGGCTGGCAGGGCAACTTCCGCATCGGCTATTTCGACGCTGTCGCCGCCCGCTACGCCTGCACTGTCGCGACACCAGATGCTCTCGCGGTCACTCACCTCGACAACGGCGACCGGTACGACCTGTACGTCGAGCGCTACTGGAACCGCAGAGGCACCGAGGTATTCCTGACCTCACCGGCTGACGTCCGGGACCTCAAGGCACGGACGGCCTTCACCTACGACTTGAAGCAGGCTCTCCCCCAATTGACGCCCCGGCGTCGTCGGTGGGTTGAAACTATCGAAGACCTGATCGACATCCCTATCGCCATCGAATCGTGGGGACCAACCGCAGGGAGCAAGAACATCCGATGGAATGTTGGTTCACAAGCGACCACCACTTCGGGCATCACGGCATCCTGAAGCACACCACCCGACCGTGGGCTTCAGCTGAGGAGATGGACGCCGCCCTCATCCGGAACTGGAACGACCGTGTCGCTCCCGGCGACCGGGTGTTCTATCTCGGGGATCTGTCATTCCACAAGCCGCCGGTGACTCGGGAGATCGTGTCGCGTCTCAACGGCGAGATCCATCTGATCTGGGGGAACCACGACGAAGCCACCGTCCGGAAACTCCCCGACGTGTTCGCGTCGGTGCAGCCCTTCCTCGAAGTGAAGCTGTGGGACCAGCACATCACCCTCTGCCACTACGCCCTCCGGGTGTGGTCCCGCTCCCATTACGGCAGCTGGAGTCTCTACGGGCACTCCCATGGAACACTCCCCGACGACCCCAACTCCCTGTCGATGGACGTCGGTGTCGACCCCAACGGCTACTACCCGATCTCGTTCGAGAAGGTCAAGGCTCACATGGCCCGCAAGGAGTTCCGACCCGTCGACCATCACGGAGCGGCATGAGACCCAAACCCCGCATCAGTGAAACGATCATTCGGGAAATGAAAGAGCGGATGGGACGCTGCAGGTTCTGCGGGTTCCTCCGGAAGCTGCGGCCATGACATGGACCCACGCCTGCTGCGAGATGTGTTGGCTTGAGCGCGAAGGGACTTGGGAGACGATCGACCCCGGCGTCCAGGTTCTCACCTCGGTTCGCCGTCCCTCTCGTGTCACCGAAGCGCCCATTGAAAAGTGCTGCTTCTGTGACGGCCCGACCATTTCGGGGATCTACGTGCGGGAGGATCCGGCGACGCTCACCTGCACTCACGCAGACGCCTGAAATGGCACCGACTGTCAAGACGAGACAGTACATCCAGGGTGTGGCCTACTCGTCGGGTGTTGTACCGCCCCAGTGCGGGCCGTACATGTATGACATGCAAGTCGCCTGCCCGACGTGCACTTACACGATGCGGTTCAGTGTCACTGCTTACCTGCCGAGCGCTGAGCTTCTCATCACCCAGGAGCAGGCACAACAACAAAGCGTCACGACGGTGTTCCTCCTCAAGGACCCGGCGACCAACTCCACGCTGTGGAGCTATCAGCATGTCTGCACTGGGTACATGATTGGATCCGGTCTGACCGTGAACACCGGACCGTCCTACGCCGAGGTGGACATGGTCGGCTGGATGCGCAGCCTCGAAGAGAAACTCGATGTGCACCTCAACCGTGTCGATGAGCTCTCCCGCCTCACTGGACTGGTGAAGGTGATGCGAGAGAAGCTTGACTGGACCGAAGAGGAGCTCCGAAACAAGTGTGCCAGGATCGATCGGCTGTTCCAGCAGCTGGTGACGGTCCACGAAGCGTTGGACTGCCCATGCGAGATGGACTTCCAGGCGTTGGACACCGACGATCTCCTCGAACACCTCATTTACGTCGGTGCACTCGGCCCCTGACCGCGCCCCCACGAGGATTCGAACCTCGACAAGGAAGATTAGAGCTTCCCGCGCTGCCCTTACGCTATGGGGGCTTAGCGCCCTTGGGACGGCTCGAACGTCCAGACCGCATGGATACGGAGCAAGGGCAAGAGGGTCCGGTGAGGATCGAACTCACATCGCGTGCTTTAGGGGCACGCTGCCGCGCCAGCGGACGGACCCTTGGTGGGGGAGCCAGGACTCGCACCTGGAAGCCGTCTCAAGTACGGCCTCCCCCAGGTCTCAGCACATCTGCGGCTCCTTCAACGCCAGCGGCATCGATGCGCACAACCGTTTCGCCGTGTCGCCCGGTTCCAGCACCACGCAGGTCAGCGCCCCATCAAGGTCTGGTTCCCGCACCGGGCACCGACAGATGTCAGCCTTCCCCGCCTTTTCGAGGAGCTCGATGAGCTCGTCCTCGTTCTCGGCGGCGACGACCACGAGAAAGTTGCTGCGTTCCAGCCACTCAGCCACCAGCGTAGGGAATCGTGTGGCGAACGCGAAAGCGCCGTGAACGGCCTGCGCGGCCTGGAGGCCGGGGCTCAGATCACGGCGGGTGACGACGTAGAGACGGTCGAGGTGGTCCGTGTCAGTAGAAATCTAGGTGGGAGTCATGAAGGCAACATACGATTGGACTCAGATCTTGTCAACCCTCGGGTGAGAGATGAGCGCTGAGCAGATCGCCAAGGTCATCGCCGACATGCGGAACGGTCGTGTCAGACCACTCGGCCCCGGTAAGGACCGGGTCCGGAACGTGCACGACAAACGGATCCACGAGCTCGCTCTGCAACTCGTCATGCACCCCGTGGTGGTGGACGCCACCGCGATCTACCACTCGCTCGTTGCCAAAGACGAACCGATCCACATGTACGAAGACCACCCGTGCATCGCTCCGCCGTGGGAAGAAGCGGCGATCTGCTACGAGAATGAACACGGGAACGTGATCGTGATGCACGCCTCCGTGATGCCGTTCGACCCGGAGAAACCGCCGTGGGATGACATGGCAGACACCCACACGATCGACTGGGGTCGGGTGAAGTGGCGGGTCGACACGTTCGTGTGGCTCGGTGGTCGTTCCAAGATCCAGGGCGGAGCGTTCGGGACGTCCGGGCCGGTGCACATGTGGCAGTTCGCCATCTACGCCGACGGTGAACCAGCTGATCTGCACTGGGTTCATCTCACTCCGGAGTACGAGATGAAGTCGTGGGATATGGCGCATCTTGTGCTGCTCGGCGCGTTGAACTTCATGAATTGCCGCAACGTCGCTCTGGTTGAACCAAAACGAGAGCGCCATGAAGCGAAACGGATCGCCCGCACGGGTGTTTCGGTACACACCATCAACGTGTTTCCCACCGGCGTCTCGGCACGCTCCGCGGCGGAGAAAGGTGAGTCCACCGGCACACCGCTCACCTCGGTTCGGGGCCACTTTGCCTGTTACGGCCCGGAGTACGACCGGGGCCTGCTGTTCGGGAAGTACGCCGGTCGGTTCTGGATAGCACCCCACGCCCGCGGCTCTACCGAATTCGGAGAGAACGTCACCGACTACAAGCTGAGGCCCTGATGGACCACACCGACGTCGTCGCTCGGGAACGGGAACTCGAAGAGGAAGGGCAGACGATCGACCCTCGGGTGTGTCCACGCTGCTCGTGGGGCCGCTGGTTCCTGACCCGCCCCGTCATGTGCTCCGAGTTCCCCGACCGGGTCCACCAAGGCGACACCATCATCATCCCCAAGGGGGCGGTGGTCGAGACCTACGCGACGCGGGGAATCTTCGAAGCGGGCCGCACCTACCGTGTCCGAGTGAATCACTTCATCGGTTCCATTCCGCGCTGGTCAGGCGAATCTGGCTATTGGACCTGGACAACAGACTGGACACGCTCGTGAGCGACGAACTCGACGCCAGAATCGACATGGTCGAAACCCTCTCTTTGCATCCGAGCCTCGATCCGCTCGAAGCCAACCTGCGGCAGATCGGGTACGAGTTGGCGAAAGCCAACCCGACCATGCGACTCCACATGCTGCTCCACAACGCCCCGGAAACACTTCAGGTTGCGCTCTACACCGACCAGTCGGAAGAGGTGTCCGGAGCAGGCTATGAACGCCAAGCGTTTGACAAGACGATCACGTTCACCGCTCAGGAACCCTGGGGAACTATCGAAAGCATCGAGCTCCACGCCGATGGAATCTCACTAGCTCGAATTCAGCTGAACGCGTCTCGTCAGATCGTGGCGGGAGACACCCTCAAGATCGACCTGAACCTCGTCCTTTGAACCGCTGCTTCTTGACGACGGCTTCTTCCCAGATGGCGAGGATGACGAGACCGACGACCACGATGACGCTGAGGTGCAACAGGTTCGGCATAACCCGACGGTAGTCTTGGAACATGCCGAAGGAAAGAGCTTTCCCCTCCGAGAAACGGTCGTTCAGACGGGGCGAGCTCCGCGTACATATTTCGGGACGGTGGTCTGAGGACCCTGCTCACACGGCTGTTCCGTGAGCAGCATCCCGCCGAAGGTTCGCAGCGAGGTCCAGGAGCGCGACCACGGCCGCTGCCGCTGGTGCGGATCACCCAACGCCGAAGCCCATCACATCCAATACCGCTCTCAAGGCGGCACGCACACCGCTGACAACTTAATCCTCTTGTGTCAGCGGCACCACCAGCTAGTTCACTCCGACAAGAGACAGTTCATGCCGATTCTCATAGCGACTCTCGAATTCCAGGAGAGGGGAGTGAGCCTCACCGTTCCGCAAGTCCAACGATGGTTGGGGCAGCAGGAGAACACATGACCGGATCCACCCCGATCTGCAAAGGCTGCCAACGAACCCCCAGCCACATCGATGAGTACCAAGAGATGGCTGACGCTTTGAAGCTCACCCCCGACGAATACGTTGAACAGTACGAAGAAACGTTCGATCTGCGGACCCGCCAGTTCTTCTGCACACCCTGCTGGGAGCGAGCCGGAATGCCGATCCGCACCCCGGAGGGGATCCGGCTGCTCGGTGGACGCCCCTCCTACCCGAAGCAATGAACGGCATGCCGTACGAACATCACGTTCACACAGTGCTCGACGTCAGCGAAGGTCACCGGATCGCCTGCCTCGTTGATCTGGGGTTCGGGATCCAGGGCCGGTTCGAGTTTCAGCTGGAAGGGCTCGACACCGAAGACGCCGCTGACTACACCCGTGGCTGGCTCGACGGTCGCGAACTCCTCGTGCGCACCTCTGGCATCACCGTTTCGGGACGGTGGTTCGCGGAGTTCGTTGACGCACACAACGACGAACATCTCACCGTTGCGCTGATCGACGCTGGCTACGCCAGCTAGAACGCCTCCACCCAGCCTTCCGAATCCCACGAGAAGGCGTCCCTGAACGTTCCGGAGACGTGAGACTCGAACGATCCGTTGCCGGGGGCGTACTCGTCAATGGCGGCAGTGAGAGCTTCGAGTCCTCGCTGCACGCTCTCCTGCGGGTCACCGGGTATGCGGTGAGCGTAGAACTTCACCAGTGGTGCGTATTGGAGAACGAGTCGGTTCCTGGTGTCTGAGGATGGCTCACTCCAGTACGACTGCCAGACATCCGTCACGTCGTTGTCCACGGGCGCCCATTGTAACTACAGCGATGTCACCATGCAAGCAAACGACCGTGCCGGAACATGTCTACACAAAGTCACGATAGACTTTCGTCATGGGAGCGAAGAAGGACCACGTCTACTGGCTCAAACCAGGCGACCCAATCCCACAGGGAACGCCTTCGCGTTCACATGACGGCAACGGCTATATCCGGCTCTCATGGAAAGTCGGACCTTACAGCTATATCCGCTGCTACGAGCATCGCCTCATCGCTGGGCTCCCACCACGGGACGTCCATCACGAGAATCGCCAGAAAGACGACAACAGGCCCAGCAATCTCGAAGTCCTTACGCGCAGCGAACACCGCCGACAGCACACCAAAGTCAACGAGCCCTTGGTGAAACGACTCTACGAGAGTGGCCTTTCTACACGCCAGATCGGACGCCAGATCGGACATGATCCATCAGTCGTGCTCCGAGCCCTGCAGCGCATGGGCGTTCCAAGGCGGACCATCAGCGACGGAAAGCGTCTCCGACACGCGCTGGATCGTGCCGCGGACAAAAACCTATCCCCGTGACGTCATAGCTAGCGACGAAATCTGGGCAATACACACACCTGTCGGACAGATGTTCCAGCCACCGCGACGGGCCATCATCCACGAGCTCCACGAACGCCTCCAGATCCTGCCGGAACGGCTCTGCCATCATCCCGTTCCGCAGCACCGCCGACGGGTGGTACACCGCGAACGCGATCGTGTCCCCATAGAGGAACGGCTTCCCTCTTCCTCTTCTGATCGTCAACTCGGGTCGGATCCCGCCCAGCGCAGACTGACCGAACACGATCATGTACGTCGGCTTGAGAAGTGCCATCTGAATTTCAAGGTTCGGGGCACAACTCTTGACATGTGTTGCGGACGGGTTCGTTCCGACTCCCGGCCAGCAGCACGTCACGTTCAGCCACGTCATGGCCTCATCATCCAAACCAACATCCCGCATGGCTGTTCTGGCGACCTGCCCCGCGGGACCCACAAACGGCCGTCCCTGCTTCGTCTCCTCTTTCCCCGGCCCTTCGCCCAGCACCGCGATGTGCGCCGGGACCGGACCGTAGAACGGAACAGGCGGGTTCCGTTCCGACAACTCGCAAGCGCGACAGTCCAAGATCTGCTCTCGCACCTCCAACTTGTCGAGCATAGGATTCCTCCGGCCGAGTGAGGGAGCGTGGGCTAACTCACTAAGCGGCGAGCGGCGACGCCCTCACTCGGCACGAACTCTCGTCGGCGACGCCGCTCATTCCGACGCTCCTGGTCTGACAGACCACCCCAGATCCCTTTGAGACCCGGGTACTTCAAGCCGTACTCGCGGCACTCCCGTTTCACCGGGCACACGTTGCAGAACTCGGCAACTACGCCATGCGAATCGCCGTAGGACGGGAAGAACGCGCTCGTTTCCCGTCCCCGACACGCCGCCAGATCCGCCCACTCCCCCGGCACCGGCACGCTCTGAAGAGACAACTGGGCTCTACCGACGTATCCGTTCGGGGGGGTTGCGGCGGACGAGAAGGGCGTGATCCACCAACTGCTGGAGCGCATCGAACACCTCGGGGATCTGTTCTGCCACTACCGTCACCGGCACAACGAGTGTTCGGTACTCCTGGATCGGCCCTTCGCTGTCGCGGGGTTCCAGATAGACCACCTCCACGTGACTGCCGCTGAAAGCGATGCTCTGGAAGAGAAGATCCTGTTCTTCGTCCATCACGGAACAGGCACAGCCTCGGCGGCGAGTTCGTCCAGTTCCACGTCGTCGTCCTCGTCATCCAGGTCGAACTCCAGGATCCCCTGGTTCGGCATCGCCAAGTACTGGATGGCCTGGTCGCGGAGTTCCCCTTCGAGGATCTGCAGTTCGCTGACCACGAACGTGTTGGTGCGCTTCACGTCGCCGTCTTTCATCGCTTCCACCTGCGCCTTCCCCAACCGCGCCGCGACGACGAACACGGCGATCCTGTCCAGGTTCAGTTTCGCTGCCTGAAGCTCATCCAGTTCGAACCCGCCGGTGAGCTTCCCCTCGTAGACGTTCACTTCGAAACCGTCAAAGCGTGCCTGCGTCACAGCCCCTCCTTCACCAGTATGTGCACCTCTGCGTTCCGACCGATCACCAGTGACGGTTCCTGAATCTCAACGTACCGAGGATCGTCATCCGGCCATACCCCGGCGGTGACGAGACCGTCCACCACCGATTTCACAACCGTGCCAACGTAGTTCGACGGGTCCCGTTTCGTTTTGGTGCGGAACGGGATCACCACCGTGACCTTCGATTGTCTTCCCCCCACCTTCTCGGCGAGTTTCTGTTGCTGCGCCAAGGCCCAGGCGGCTTTCCGCCACGGTTCCAGCTTCCGTTCTCGTTGCGCCCAGTGCATCCGGTTCGATTCGTTGGTCGACAACGGTCGTTCCGGGGGGAGCCCGAGATCGAGGACGATGACTCCGAGCTCACCGTTCGTCCCACGCTTCGCACTCGTACGCGACTTCTTCGTTGTCGATGAATTCGCGGTACTCGATGCAGTAGACCCCCGAGTCGCCGAGGTAGCCGTTCGTGCAGTTCGAGCAGAGCGCTCTTCCCACTGCTCGATCAGCTTCCGGCGAGTCTCCACTCCCCTCGACAGGAGCAGCTTGTCCCGCCACACCTCGTCCAGTTCCGTGTCCAACGCCTGTTCGATCCTCCGTTCCACTTCTAGATCGATGCTCTGAGGGTCCAGTTCCGACAGTGCCCCGTCCGCCCACGCGGAACGGAAGCACGAGACCAGACCGACTGTTGTCCGGGGTCGCACCTTGTGACTGGTGCACCAGTGGGCGATCCGACACAGCGTGTACCAGTCGGCAGCCGGATACTCGATGAAGAACGCCTTCACCTTCCGAGCCAACGCCGGGTACTGGTTCCCCTGCGGCACTGGTGTGCCCACGGTCTGCTGGCAGTACCGAGCGAACAACCGCAACTGCTGCCCGTACAAAGGTTCCTTGGCGATCATCTCCGGTGTGATCTGATCCCATCTCATCACCCCTCCCCGCGGTGCCTCTGAACCGCCTGTTCCCAGCTAGCGACAGTGCGGTCGTGATCCCAGCGAAGTTCGGCCTTTGCCATGAGATGCGCACGCGAATACCTCGGGTCGTGGGTTGGCACCAGCGCCAGCGAGAAGGGGCAGAACACGAACTCTTGAACTTTCCCGACGTTGCCTGCCCGTGACTTCTTCACTCGCATGAGTACCTTGCCGTCTACTTCCTCGTCCCGTTTCCCTTTCTGGAGATCGGGACGCCACATGGAGAGGAGAATGTCGGCGGTTTCTTCCACGCTTCCCGCGTCGCGGGCGGCGGAGATGTCGGGTTCCTCGCCGTAGGTCGTCCCGCGGGATACCTGATGCGGAGCGAGGAACGGTATGCGCCGCTCCTTCGCTACTGCTTTCAGTTCCATCACCGCGTCGCCGACCTGCTGGTACCGCTCCCCTTTGAACGACCGTGCGAAGTAGCCGAGGTAGTCGAGGCACACCACGTCGGGTTTCTGGCCCATCTCGTACTCGAAGTCGTCCAGGACCGCTTCGAGCTCGTGGGTTGACAGTCGGTTCTTGTCGACCAGCTGGAGCCGTGCCCGCCAGAAGTTGGCGCACTGCTGATCGGTGCCGTTGAGGTTGTAGAACCGCCAGATTCTCCGTGCTCGTTCCCACCACTCGGCCCGGGTCTGCTCCAGACTGACGAACAGCATCTTCAACCCGGCTTGGTCTGGGTGGGAGGCGATGCGTTGCAGCATGTTCTCGATCCAGATTGTTTTCCCAACGCCCGTGCCAGCGAGGATGATGACCAGCTGCCCGGGCATCAGCCCCGGGTCGATGTATCTGTCCAGCGAGGAACAGTCGAGCTTCACTCCTTTGGCGGCTTGGAGTTCGGTGTGTTCATCGATGGCTTGATCGACTGAGATGAGCAGCGGGCTGCGGCCCATCTCAGCCATGATCTGGGTGAGTTCGTCGGCTCCGTGGCCGTGGGATACCCACTCGGTGACGTCGGATGGGAGTCGGAGCCGTCGCGCTTTCGGTCCCAGCCGTTCGATGAGTTTCTCTGCGCCTTTGTCGCCTGCTTCGTCGGGGTCGAACGCCACCCAGACGCGGCGCATCCCTTCCAGGTACACGTCCCATCCTGGCTGCCACACGTTGGCTCCGGGGATCCCGATGGCGTTGAACCCCATCTGCCCCAGGACGAGTGCGTCGAGTTCCCCTTCGGTGATCATCACTTCGGTGACACCCCAGCACGCTTCGGAGTGGTACACCCGTGCTGCTTGACCGGCGAGTGTCTTGTACTTCTGTTTCTCGTCGGGTTCCATCGGCCAGCGCCGCCCGCGAATCGTGACGCAGTTCCCCGCCACGTAGTACGGGATCGTCACCATCCCCGTCAACGCGTCGGTGAGCCGCCCGTTACTGTCGATGACGAGACCGGTCGCCATGATGTCTGCCGTCTTGAAATTGAGACTGCGGAGGAACCGATACAGGGCGTCCTGTGTGTCCGGCGGGGCGTAACCGAGGTTGGCATCCACGACCGTTTCAAGTTCGAGCATCCGTTCCGGACCCCGGAGCCAGTTCCGGACGTCGCGGTTCTCGCTTTCCAGCATGTCGCGGTAGTAGTCCGCCGCTGTTTTCAGGATAGCGAGACGGATGTAGTCGTCGTGTTCCTCGACTGGTCGTTCGTAATCGCCGTAGAACTTCTTGAGCTTGACAATCGACCCGGATTCGTCGCAGAGGAAACAGTGGAACAGTCCGGTGATCGTGGCGTACGGATCGACGTTGACGTACAGCCTGCCTCGCTCCGAGTCGTCCTCCCCGCAGAACATGCAGGGAAGATGGACCTCTACCCCGCTGGCTCGCCGGGGGCGGAGGCTTTTGCTTTGGAGGTAGGCCAGCACGTCCTCCGCCATCGGACCCCTCTCTCAGATCAGCCAACTTCCGCACCAGCCCACTGCTTCCCACCGCCGCTGCGCCCGCAGCAGGTTCTTCTTGAGTTTCCGCACCCGGAAGTCCCAGCACCACTGGCACCACCAGGAGGACCGGAACCTGCCGCAAGCACAGCGGGCCATGAGAGCTCTCCTCTACAACATGGATCCTTGATCGACAGAGATGCCACGCTTAACAAGTTCCATGCACGACTGGCAGGCGTACCTGCCAGTTGCTTCCTGTCCGTGGACGCCGTGCGCCCCGCCACCCGACCGTTGACAAACCCAGCCGGTGATCTCCCGCCACGTCCCATCGGAAGCGGGACGCACTTCCCTTCCGCAGTACATGCAGAGGTAGAGCTCGCTCATCGAGCGGGCAGGATGTCACTGATGAAATTGACCCAGCGGTCCTTCCCGTCCTTCACGTAGGTTCGGTAGCCGATCGCCACCCGGCACGGCATGTCGACCAGCTTGTCGGTGTCGAGTTCGTATCCCGCCGGGAGCTCGTGTCCCAGCAACGCCTCCACCCACAGACGGAACTGGTTGTCGGGGTGTTCCGTAAGCCTGGAGAACACCTCGCCGGTGTAATGGAAGCCGTCCCAATCCGTTCCCGGTGCAGAGAGCTTGACCTTGAACGAGACCTTGCCGACCTTCTCGCCCTTGATCTCCCGCTCGATGTCCTTGATCTCGATGATCTTCCCCGGGAAGATCGTGTCCTCGGGAATCGGCGGGGTTTCTACGTACTCGCCAACGGTGTACTTGCCCACTGTTTCTCCTTGATCTCAGTCCGTCGTCACTTCTTCGCGCTTTTCGCTGCTCTGAAGCACTTGCCGTCCAGCAGCCTGCGGAACCTGATGCGGCTCAGCGCGGCCTGGTCCGGGTCTTCAAACTCATCGCCGCAGTCCGCGCATTTCCAGGGCGGACCGTCGTCGGGGAAGCCCATCTTGTTTTTCGGTTCTTCCTGAGTTGCCGCCCCAGCTTCCGCCACCGGCGTTTCCGGCACGGGTGTTTCGGCTGGAGCTTCCGGCGGAGTCTCAGGTTCCACGGGAGCTTCAGGCTCCGGAATCAACGGTTCCGTAATCGCGTCCGCAGGTAGAGGCGGGTGCGGATCGTCAGCCGGGTCGATGAGGGACTTCTCCATCTCTCCCGTTCCCGGGTCCACACCTGGCGGCGGCATCGTTTTCTTGGCTCGGGTCTTCTTCGCCGGTGTCTCCGGTACAACCGTTTTCTCCGCCGGTTCCGCCACGGCCGTTTCAGCCAGAGCTTCGACCACCGATGCCGGAGCTTCAACCTCGACCACAAGGGGAGTGGGCGGAGCGGTGCGGTCGATGTCCCGCCCACCGAAGATCGCCTCGTCAATCCGCTTGTAGTCGTCTTCGAAGTTGATGTCGAGTTCCGGCGGGAGCTTCCCCGACCGATCCTTGATCCACGGGTACCTGCTCGTGCCGTAGGTCTGGAGAAGACGCGCTGTCTCCCGTACGACCTCGCCGTCCACAACCTTCTGGATCGGGTTGGAGCGCATAAGCAAGGCGAGATCTACGTACCCGGCGAGCTCGTCACCGACCGCGCCTTGAACAGCGGGCTTGACCAGCATCGTTCCGCTGTCCGTGTCCTCCGTCGTCTTCACGTGGCATGTGAGGATGACGTGGAGATCGAGATTGCGGAGCCCGCGGATGATCCCACGGAGTTGATCGCCGAACCAGCCCCAGTCGGCCTGCGCCAACGTTTCCTTCCTCGTTTCGGTGAGCCGCTCCCGCTGCAAGAGCCGTGCCACCTCATCCACCGTATCCAGCACAACCGTTTCGACCTCGCCGCCGAAAATCTTCTCCCGAATTTTCGGCTCCTGCCGGAGAGCAACGATCGCTTCCAAAAGCGTCTGGCTGTCCTCGACGTCAACGGTGAGCACGTTTCTGTCCGCGACCGACATGAGCCCGCCCTCTGCATTCAAGTAGAGAGGGCTGGGCCAGCTAGACCCGAACAAGGTCTTCCCCACTCCCGGCTCACCACAGACGAGAGCCTTGACCCACCTTCCGTAATCTGCCGATCCTGTCCGTCTCGTCCTCAGTGCCACTGCCTCAACCTCTCGATCTCTAGTACGATTCGCTCAACGCCGGTAGCAAGACGGCTAGCGACGTCCCAAGCCACGACTTCTCCGATCTCATCGCCCCACCCCCACCCATCCCAGCCCCCGACTTCCCAACGGGTCGGGCCGTCCGGACCGCGTCACTTCCCCGAGACCGCGGCCCGGACGGCTTGGATAGGTCATAGCCACCGGTCCTCGTCGGCGTCGTCCTTGACGAGGACCGGGATCCCGCATTCCTTCGTGAAGCCGCAGAGACCGCAGGCGTCGCCGATCCGCGGCACGAACACCTGTGCCGCTTCCGCACGGTTGATCTCGCGCATCAGGCGATACATCCTGGCGAAGTCCTCGTCGCCGCGCTTCCCGGCGTCTACTTCCTTCGGGCCGTTCAGGTGGTACCAGATAGCCCGACGAGGCACATTCAGCAATTCTTCGTAGAGCTCTTCACCGTTTTCGATGGCTGGGAATTCTGGCGTTCCGTTGCCAGTCCAAAACTCGATTTGGTCTACGGCCCATAGGTAGCTGGTGAATTGCATATCCAACAACAGTTCAGCTGTTCGGGGTTGCCAGCTGCCGCCCTTGTAGTCAATCACCCGAAGAGATCGGCGTCCGTTCCCGCTCTTCCGGAGTTCGAGAAGGTCGACGTATCCGGTGAGTTCGTAGTCGCCGAATGGCACGAGGAACGGGTGTTCGGAACAGATGACGTCTCGTTCGTCCCACTTGAGTGAGTCGTGGTAGCGGCGAAGTACTTCGACTCCGTGTTCTAGAAGCCCGCCAAATGTCGAGCCCTTATTCCACACGTCGATTGCCAGACCGATCTTTTCCGGGTTCCGCCAGAGCTCCTCGAAAATCGCAACAGCCGTTTCAATGCTGGCGCCCTGGTTGTACTCGTGGAGCGCTGCATGAAGGCAACTGCCATAGCTGGCCTTGGAGCCCTGTGGCTCCTTCAGGAGACAGTCGTACTTGTAGTGGCCTTGCAGTGGACAGGCACTCCAGGTCTTGAGCCTGGAGGCCGACCATCGCTTGGTGAGCTCGATCGTGGGCACGACGTCATTCTGCAGAGAGGGTGTGACAGTCATGCCGCCTCGGGGTCGTCGGAGGTCAGGGCAGCTTGCCTGACCAAGCAGCAGATCTCTTGGTTGTTCAGCTTCAGCACCTGGCAGATCTTGGCGAAGTTGCGGAATGAGAGTTCTATCCGACCCGACTCAACCTTGCCCACGTAGCTCTCGCTCAGGCCCGCGTTGAGGGAGACGGTGCGGGCGCTGAGTTTGAGGCTTTCTCGTTTATGGCGGAGCGCCCAACCGATGGGTTCGGTGGGTGTTAACCGCCGTTTTCCTGGGTCCTGTTCTGTCGGAGCGACGTCACGGTTCACGTCACTCCCTTCACCTCGCGACCAGTGGGGCTGGACCGGGGTCTGGGGTCCGAGAACACGGTGTACGCCGTTCGCGCTGAGTGCGTCAAGACAAAAACTTGTCCCCAAGGTGGGGAAGAGTTGGGGATAACGCCACGACCAGGAAGGACGCCCGAAGGTGGCTGAAAGTCACGTTCGGCGTTGTTCCGATAGTATCGATCGGGGGTCCGAAAAGGGTCCTTGACGACCCATAGTGACGGGCGTACCGTCCCGACACAGACAAAAAAGGATCCCGCCGAGCTCGACACTCGACGGGATCCACTACCTACTCGGGATGTGGCATGAACGTATCACGACCAGACCGTGGGCTCAAGCCTCCCTGATCACTCCAGACCAGCCAGGACAATCCTGGACGTCGAGAAGCTGGAACGGTTAGGCGGGAGAGCCAGACGGATGCCTGAGCCTTACGGCCGCTGCCAGAACCTCTGACACCAGGACACATCGAATGACGTCCCTACCCCTTGGTAGTGGGTGGGCGCGGGCTTGTGCAGTTGCTGTCGACTGCAAGGGAGGTTCGCTCCTCGCTTCGCTTCGGGTCGCTCTCCCTCCCTTGACCCTCCACTTTGGGTCACGCCTTCGGCGCACCCCAACCACTTTTCTGCAACCTAGTCAGGCAGCGTTGGCGAGCTCGGCGATGCAGTGGTCGCAGCCAGCTCTGGAGAGGCAGGTGTGGTGGAACCGGCAGCGATAAGCGTGTTCGGTGGGGTCCCAGTCGCCGACAACGATGGCGAGATCGGCCTCGGGGTGGGTGACACGGACGGCGTGGAGCCGCATGAATTCTCCTTCGAGGTCGGGGTAGTTGGCTGGTTTGACGGCGATGTGGAGGAGTCCAGCGCCGTCGGTGCGGAGTGCTTCTTCGAAGGTGCGCATGTCAGCGTCGAAATCGATGGTGATGTCGGGGGTGTGGGTGCGTTGCCCGTCGCTGAACATGGTTTTGGGGTAGTTGAGGAGTCCGGTGTTCCAGGCATCGCGTTCATAGAGGCTGGTGAGGAGTGTTTGGAGCCAGATGAGGACCCTGAGTTCGAGGAGGGATGCGACTTGGGTGTCTCGGAAGAATCGTCGGTTGAGTCGTTGAGGGCGCGCTTCGTACCAGAGTTGCTGCTGTTCCATCGATCAGCCTTCCATTCCGAGAACTCGCCACCAACCGGAGCCCATGAGTCGCTCGCGATCTATCCGTGCACGTTGCCGATCGATTCGATGCCGCAGATACTCCTGGTGGAGACCTGTCTCCAGAGCAGCAAGCCGGTGGATCCGGAAATTTCTACGGTCGAAGAGGGGCGCCTTCAGTGGTATCTGTGGACCCGGCCTACGGCACGGCGCACCGCACCAAGCTCCGTCGCTTCCGACGAAGAGACCATGATTCCACTGCTCGGCCAGCAAAAGCCGACCCCACTTCCTAAACGACTGTCGGTATCTCTCTGCTTCAGAAGTCATGGATGCGAGCTTGAGCAAGGTCGACCAAATCGTCAACCCTCCAGGCGTAACAAGTCGCCGGTACTCCTCCGATCACGTAACAAGTCGCGATCCGAAACGAACGTTCGAGTCAGATCCAGATCCATGACAACTCGATTCGCCGCGAGCTACTCTCGACTTCATGAACCGTAGGGCGGATGGGAAGTTCTCAGCGGAGGGCTGGATCAGCTGTAGGTGCGGCAAAATCTCGTTTCATCGGGTGTGGGAAACGACTCAGGAGCTCGCGGACGCGCGGTTCAAGCTGCAGGGGATCGCGGCGTGCAAGGTGTGTGAGGCGGACGTGAATCAGGCGATGGACATGTGTCCTGAAACGACCGTGTCGGAGGGTGGGGTGGCGGCGTGTCGGCTGGGATACCGACATGTCGGTAGGTGCGTGCCGTATGAGTATCCGGCGGAGTTGATCGAGGAAGCACGGAAGCGGGGGATGGATGGCTGATCATGTGGAGACGACGCGGTGGGTGCAGTTCTCTCCGCAGTACGACACCGCCGGGAAGGTTCGGGGAATGGACGCCTTGATCACGAAGGGTCGCCCGCGAGATGTGAAGGGTCCGACGATCAAAGTCACGTTTCGCCTCCCGAAACGGGTGTTCGAACCGCTGGCTGAGGCTCTCGTTGAGATCGCCGATGACATGGTGGACGGCAGCGCTGAGGTGATCCTCGCTGATCTCAAAGAGATGCGGCGTGGTCTGTGAGGTTCGCTGGCCTATGAACCAGATCGGAGCGAACCCGGCGACGCTCATCTACGTCATCACGCTGTTCGTGCTCGCGGCGGGGCTCGCTTTCTACTGGGCGAACGAATGCAAGAAGCGTGAGCATCAGCTGATCAAGGCTCGGAGACGAGAAGAAGAACTCTCCGTCGAGATCGCCGTGTTGCAACGGCAACTGTCGTACTGCCAGAAGTGCACCCCGCCGCAGAACGTCGCGGCAGAACCAGAGATCCCAGCGAAGAAGCCGTCGAAGAAGAAACTGACTGCAGCTGCGCTGGAGTTGCAGCAGTGGAGTAGGGAGCTCGGCGAACCGAGTGATCTGTGAACAAGGAATGGATCGGGTGGACGATCACCGGTGTGATCGGGATCATCTCGTTGTTCCTGATGATGAACCTGCTGTATGAAAACGCTCATAGCAACAACGAACACGCACACGACTTGAAGGTGGAGAAGATCCGGGCGTGCGGAACGCTCACTGATCAATCACTACGCACGTTGTGCATAGTGGAAGGAGGTCGTGGCGGTGGACGGTGACCCGATCGACGCGGCATTGAACAAGATCGAGGAACTCCAGAACTACTACACGGTGTGCGGTGTGTGGCCGGAGACGAAGGAGCGGTACATGGAGCACGTCTCCGCCGCGTCGCCACGACAAGCAGAGGATCTTGTGCAGCTGACCGCGAACGAGAAGGGTGGGGTGCTGTGGGTGTGTGCCGTGTTCGAAGGGAAACTCGCCGCGGTCGACACCTATGCAACCTTCGCCGACGATCCTGACCGCACGACCGTTGCGGAATACTGACATGGATGCACAACCCGCCGAAGATGTAGCAGGACCGTACGACTTCGAGGACGCCGAAGACCTGGCCTCAGCCGTCTTTCAAGCACTCGGAGCCGCGAGCGTCTGCTGGGAGTTCCCCGAGAAAGCGGGCATCTTCGACTCGACCAGAGCGAAGGCCATCGGCGACGGGCTTCTCGCCTGGATCGCACGCAACAACGAGCAGCAATGAGCGACGAACCGCGACTCCCGACCTGCGGTCAGTGCTACATGATTGTCTGCTCCTACCACAAACGGATCATCGAACAGTGCGACTGCGTCAGCGCATCCAAACGACGCGTCGACGTGCCGTGCCCCGGGTGTTGGGGGGTGAAACATGAGACTCCGACCGCGAGTCCCCAAGCAGAACAAGGTGCAGCTGGCGAATCGTCGCTCTCCTGACTGGGCGTTCATGGAACGGTTCGTCGTTCCGGACTACGCCCACCCCGAAACCGACGACAACTATCTGACCCGGCTGCGGATCATCCAGACACCACTGTTCGGGGTGTACCTCCACAAACTTGAAACACCCGACCCGCGACCCACCCTCCACGACCATCCATGGCCGTTCACCGCCGTGGTGCTACGCGGCGGGTACGACGAGATGCGCCGCGACACCCACACGAAACCCGGCCCGCAGAACTGGATGTACGCCTACCCCCACAAGGTGCGCCGTCTCAACGTCATGCCATTCGACGCCATGCACTGGATCAGCCACCTCCACCGCGTACCGACTTGGACGTTGGTGTTCGTCGGCAGAAGAACACGGATCTGGCAGTACCTCGACCGCGACGGCACCCTCACTCCGTTTGACAAGCACAAGTTCAATCAGCAGTTCCTCGACGCGCTCGCCGCCCGGAAGATGAGAGCCGAAGCACGGGAGGATCTGTCCCCGGAGGAACTCGATGAGTTGAACCAGTGGGACAAACGCGAAGGGTGGACGAGCGAATGATCGACCCGGTCAGGTTGTGCTGCGGGCAACGCCACGCCGGTCCGGTGTGCCCCGACGGGAAAGTCATGTGCTGCATCTGCTTCGAACGGGTCACCCAGGACGAACTGGCTGTAGACCCAGAGGACGGAAAGAAATGGGACGTGTGTCAACCCTGTCAGGACTACGAAAACGCTTCCGTTCAACGGATGTTGCGCAGATGAGTGCCCTCGACAACGCCAACAAGATCCGGTCAGCCGCCGCATCCCTACTGGAAGAGATCAAGGCAGAGTTCAACGTCATGACCGTTGCGGAATCTCACGAGGCGTACTCGATCCTCCGTGAAACCGAAGGGTACCTACTGGGATGCCGCCGGTTCCTGGAACCGGAAGGGATGCCCCTCGCCGACAAGCTGTGACCGAGAAGCTGTACCCGACCCGCTACCTAATCCCAGCCGTCATCACGAAACACCAGCCGGAACTGAAGAAGCTCCTGAAGTGGCAGTGGCGCCGCGGCAAGCTCTACATCCAATGGCGATGGCCGAAGGAGAAACCATGAAACGTGTTCTCGTCGCTCTCACGATGGTGTTGGGTCTCGTCGCCTGCGGCGGCGGAGGCAGCAGATTGGCGTACCGGCCGATCGCCTACGGCGAGAACAACCAGTGCTACTACATCAACAGCCCCGCGGAAGCGGTCGCTCTGCAAGCCGCCGGTCTGTGCCAACCAGGCTGGGCGCCGACCTTGATGCCTGGGTACTGGCATCAGCGTTACTACCCCTACTACAGCAGCCCCGCGTATTACAGCGTGTACGTCCCTCGGGCTTCCCGCACCGTCTACGTCAACTCGGAACGGTCGTGGGGATCCACCAACAAGTCGGCGATCGCTACCGCCACCCGGGAAGCGACCTACCTCGGATCGAACGGGAAAACCGTCCCCGCGTCGAAGATCGGCGCTGCGAAATACGGGGGTGGGGCTCGGTTCGGTGCGCCAGGAACGAAATTCGGGGGCGGCGCACGTGGTGCCACCCCCGAACCCGCGACTCCGAGTGTCCCCGGCCCGAAGTCCGTTTCCCCTCCCGCTCAGAGTACCCCGACCCCGAAGGCTCCGTCGACCCCGAAGGCTCCGTCGGGTGGGAAGGGCTACGGTGGAGGCTCTCGTAGTGGAGGGTCGCATGTCGGTGGATCTAGCGGTGGTCATTCCGGTGGCTTTGGTGGGGGCAGCCGCGGTGGTGGCGGTTTTGGTGGCGGTCACTCTGGCGGGTTCGGAGGTGGAGGTCGTTCGTTTGGTGGAGGACGCCGATGAAAGAACGAGACCGTCGAGTGTTTCGCCTGATCGTGACCCTGCCTGACGAACCTGATCTCACCCACTGGGAAGAGGACGGGATGATGGTCCCGTTCCACTGGCCGATGAACCGGGCCTACCTGAGCCTCACGGGCGCTCAACGCCGAGCTCAGATCTTCGAACGGTACGGCGCAACGGTCGAGATCGTCCGTTCCCAACCCGTGCGATGGGAGCCCGAACCGATCCAGTTCTCCGGTCAGCACTGGCTGTTCGAGCTCCCACGCTCATAACGCGTTAACGGCGGAGTTATTGTTTCAACCTTCAAGGGGGAGTACGGGCCGCTTTCCCTCTCGGAGCAACTCCACCGAATCGTAAAAGTGCAGGTCAGAGCATTGCTCCTCAATGCACAAAGGCTGGCAATAACCATAGGGGCCTAAGCGTCAGAGCTAACAATCGTTCGAACAATGGGAATGATGGAAGAGATGGCTACCATCCACTTCACTGAACATCCCCTCCTGCAACGCACCCACTGGTACCTCGCCAACCTCGACACAGGCGACGGCTACAGCAACCGCGCCCCCGTCGCGCCCGGCGACAAGCCGTACCAGTACAACCTGATCGGATCATCACTGCCAAACGGGATGCACGCACCCGCCATCGACATCGATCTCCCCTGCAAGCTGTACCCGTCGCGCACCCCCGGCCACTTCCATCTGTACATCGACAAAGAGATGACCTGGGAGCAGTACGAAAAGATCCTGGAAGCACTCACCGACGCCCGCGTTGTCCAACGGGGATACTACGAAGCATCGAAGAAACACCGGCAGTCGTTCCTTCGAGCACCCGGCATCGGCCAGCCATCCTGCACACTCCCCGCCGAAAGCGCACTCGACACGGAAGAGATCCGACGGCTGATCAGCACCATCCGAGCATTACTCGGAACGACCGTGGGGGACGGACTCGACCTGAAACTCACCTGCATGGAAGACCGGGTCTATGAGATCCTCGCTACGAAGATCGATGAGATCGTAGCGAGAAGAGTTCAACGTGCTGCTGTGTCCAGTGTTCCTGTGCAGAAAGGAAGCGACAAGCCCTCTGATCTGGAACGGGGTGGTCGTGCTGTCAGCGTGTCTCGGCCACGTCGAAGAGATAAACCGAGATGATCTGCATGGCTGGGTGGTGTTGGACCGCGAGTTCTTGACGATCCGGCGGGAGGTTCGGTGAAGGTCTGCCCAGGGTGTGGGCTCCAGGATGAGCATGACCTGTTCGCTCGGCAGGAACCAGAGGTGAAGGACTGGTGGTGCACCCCTTGCCTCCGGAAGCCGATCAGCGCCGCGTTGGATGAGCTCGCCAAAACGCGCCCGCAACGTCCCGCATGGAGCAATGGCGCCGCCTCGTAAACCGCGGCGGCTTTGTCGAGTCTGCGGTACTCCCGTCAAACGCACACACGAGGTCTACTGCTCCCGCGCCTGCTACTTCTCCGACGCCAAGCCCAACACCGGGAGCTTCACCCAAGGCCAACCCGCTCACAATCGACTCCCAGTGGGCAGCGAACAAACCCGGTTCCGACCCAAGCGAGACGACGGTCCTCGCGTCTGGGTGAAGACAGCTGAACCCAACGTTTGGAAGCTGCGGTCCCAACTGGTCTGGGAGCAAGCCCACGGTCCGATCCCATCGGGCTTTTTGGTGCATCACATCAGCCGCGACACCCTGGACGACTCCATTACGAACCTGCATCTCCTGACCCGAGCAGAACACATGAATGAGCACCGGCCAGAGTTCGAAGAAAAGCGTGCCCGCAACGCAAGCCTCGCTCGCTGGGGACACGCATGACGCGGCGCTACCACCCCGCCACCTTCTCCGACGGAATCTTAGAATTCGTAGTCAAAAAGCATCTGGTTCCGCATGGACTCATTTTGGATTGCTTCGCTGGTGTGGGGAGGATCCACGAGCTCAATCACTCGCTCCGGTTCACCGTCGGTGTCGAGATCGAGTTCCCGTGGGCCTCCGCCCGCCGTAGCACGATCGTTGGGAACGCCCGTCATCTGCCATTCCGTGACGAAATCTTCGATGGGGCATTCACCAGCCCCGTGTACGGCAACAGGATGTCCGACAGTCACCATGCCCGCGATGGCTCCTTACGCCGATCGTACACACACGACCTCCAACGAACTGTCGGGGACACTGCCCACCAGCTGCACCCCCAAAACGCCGGAAGATTGTACGCCTGGAACCCGGCCTACTGGAAGCTTCACGAAGCGGCGTGGCGGGAGGTGTGGCGGACCCTCAAACCGAACGCGGTGTTCGTGTTGAACGTGTCGGACTGCATCCGCAGCAAGAAGGTGTTCCCGGTGGTGGCTCGCCACCGGATCTTGTGCCAGGAGATCGGGTTCACGGTGACACAGTCGTTTGAGATCCCGACTCCTCGGCTCCGCCACGGGGAGAACCGAGAGGCCAGAGTCCCAACCGAAGCGATCATCGTCTTCGAAAAGTGAGTTGATCTGTCGATGAGAGGGCCAGTATGAGCATTCAACCGCAGGATCGGGTACACCGCATCGGGCTCCCCCAGTGCGCGATCGTTCTGGAGGTTTCCGAGGATGGTGCGGCCCTGGTGCACTGGGGGACCAGTGACCGGCGACCGGTCACCGAGTGGATCCCGCTGCTTGACCTTGAACCGTTCGATGAGGAGGTAGCCGGTGCGGAAACAAGACGACATCGACAAGAAAATCCGGGCGATGGAACGGGCGTTACGGGAGGACCCGGAGCACTACCTGCCGTTCCCGGAGCCGCTGCAGACCTCGCAGCCGGTGTACGCGATGGGGTCGGCGAACCCGGTGTACTCGGTGGCAATCGGCGCCCATCACTCGCCCGGTTCCGGGACGAACGCGATAGCGATCGGCGGACAAACAGCAGTGACGGCGAGTGGTTGGCCGACGACGTGGAGCTCGTCCAGCCATACCCACACGATCAATCCCAATCCCTAGAAGGAGATCTGATGACCGACGTTCAGGACCCCTCCGATGAGCCCGAGGGGGAAGTAGTCGAGGAGATCATCGAGGAGACCATCGTCGTGGAGGAACCCGCGGGCGATGCTCCCACCGACGTTCCTCCGGCTCCGGAGCCTCCCGCTCCCGCACCGGAACCCGAGCCTGCTCCGGCCGACCCGGAACCTGCCCCTGATCCGGCTCCCGCAACGCCCACCGACCCTCCCGCCGAGGGGTAAAACGAAGGACCCCTGGGAGTGTGCGTCCCAGGGGTCCTTGTAGGTCGGACGCAGTGAGCATCCTCCTAGCGCTTCCGTAGTCTACGTCACTGTGCAGCGATTATGTCGTGCCGAGACGGCGCCCCGAGCCAGCACTCCGCTTCGAGGTTCTGCCACTCAGTGGAAGACAGCCACTTCTCGGCGTACGGCCGGAACATCTCCGCTTCGGCTTCCTCGAACCAGTAGGACGTCTCGACTCCGTCGGAGTGCCACGACCACGGGTATTCCATGCCGAGTTCCTTGGCGTGTCGGCCGGGCCACGCCCACGCCCCCGCCACACCGGAACGACCGTTGGGGATCTGGAGCTTGTCGGCGAGCTCTTGCCCGTCGTACCGCTTCTTCGGGTTGAGCGCGAGGAGCGTGTGGATGTTCTTGGCGTGGGGGCTGAGCCGCCGCCAGTACTCCCTGACCGGGCCACCCTCGTTGAGGAGATCAGCGAGAGCAACTGCCGGTCCAGCCAGAGCGGGATGAACCGCGGGAGCGTTGAGGTCGGCGAGCATCCTGTAGTAGTCGGCGAGACGGTCCTGCGGGACCGCGCCGGAGACGTGGACGAGTTCCATGATCCTCCTCGTGGCAGAGGGCAACCTATGTCAGTACCCAGTCTGGACCTATCTCAGAGGTATGTCAAGGGACAGGTCCCAGAGCCGGGAGCTCTTGTCTATCAAGCACCCTCTCCAACGCCGGGAGGAATAGAACCGCCACCTCTCCCTTCATCATCACCCGCTCTCGCTGCCGCGTTACCGGGTGCTTCCGACCAAGCCTCCGAGCATGCCGGGACGGCCACGACAACGCCCCCGACAACGCCGCCTGCGACGACAGACCCATCTCCCGCACAAGATCATCCATCTGCACCCAGGTGTCAGCCCGGCGCGCCAAAAGCCACAGCGCCCGCCGGGAAGATGTTGTGATGTTCTCCACGAGCTCCTGCGCGAGGGGCTCGTCCTCCGCCACCCAGGACAGATAGGTCTGCCTCACTACTGCGATGCGGTAGTCGAGTTCGCGATCGGACTGGAGGAAGGCCGTTACGACAGATCTCCACGTTGGTCTCATCTCCAGTGGAATCTGCACGTCGATGAGCAGCGTTCGTCCGTCGTCAGAAAGACGTTCGTTGTAGGAGAACATTCTGAGCCTCGTTTTCAAAAGATGTTTTTCGAATCATCGTTGAGTGCCACTCTAAGGATCCTTGTGAGGCTATGCAAGAGTCACAAAGTGAAGTCTTGCGTGTACAGAAGGCACTTTTCGCCACAAAACTGTCCCCCCTCAAGGGTCCCTCTTGACACCCTCGGTGGTCGTTCGTAGAGTGGCCTTCGACCGACCAGAACCGAAAGGAGCATCGTGCAGTACGTCGTCCCGAAAACCCACGCCCAGCGGGTAGTCGCGCTGGGGCAACTCCAGGGCGTCATCAAGCGCTCGAAGAAGGTGGTCTCCGACAACAGCAAGTTCCAGGGGCAGATCGCCCTGGCGGAGATCCCGATGGACACCGACCCCGGAGAGGCCCAGCGGCTCGTTCACGCGCTGGCCCAGGAAGCGGGGCTCCCCACCGACGAGCTCGCCGAGCGGCGCATCACCGTCGGCGGACTCCCCGCCAAGCTCCGCGACCAGATCATGGAGCTCCCCGAGAGCTACAGCTTCTGCAAGGAGCTCGTTCAGCACACCGAGGAGAACGAACGCCTCGCCGTGTGGACCCAGCTGAAGAAGCAGCACAAGCGCACCCTCGTCGTCAACGACATCCGGGCCTTCGTCGGGAAAGCTCCCGCTCGCCGCCCCAGCCGCAAGCTCATGACCGCGGAGGAGAAGCGGGCCGATTTCCTGGAGTACTCGAAGGACCCCGACATCGCCGGTGACCCCAACGTCGCCCGCGGTCTCGTGGAAAACGAGCCGATGCGGAAGGGTATCTCCGCCGCCTACGGCGTCGTGGGCCGCAACGACCGTTACGACCGCGAGGAGCGGGAGCGCGACGCGGCACCGGGGCTGGTCGAAGCTGACGAGCTCAACACCGCCGCCGTTCGTCTCGACCAGGCCGAGGACAAGATCAACGAAGCCATCGAGCTCCTCTCTCGCGTCGCGGCCACCAACCGCAACAAGGCCGAGATTCTCACCACCGTCGACCGGATCGAGCAGAAGCTCGGGTTCGTCCGGTCCTGGTCCGAAGGCGGCAGCTTCGCCGACGCCTTCGAGGACATGTTGCGGGAAGGGGGTGTGTAACTCATGAGTTGGAAGACCCGCATGGCCGACCGGATCGTGACCTGCCTCGAAGGGGGCACCGTCGCATCTTACGGTGGGCGTGTCAGAACAGCTTCGCCTGGTCCGAAGACGATGCGCGAGTTCGAGGAACTGACGGGATACGGTTCCGTCAGCATCAACGCCGGTCTCGCCGAAGCGCGTGACCGGGGTGACCTCGTCACCTGCCGGAACGGCATCTACTACCTGGCTACCACGGCTGCTGAGATCCACGGTTACCGGAGAACCCGGCTGAAGCCCATCATCAAGGGCGTCCGTCGCCTCCGCAACATCGTGGCCTCCGCCGCCATCAAGCTCGGTAGCGGTGGAGTCCCCGACGTGACTCTGGACGACATCGCCTACGACCTCGGTCAGATGGCTGACCGTCTGGACCGTATCGCCAACCGTCCCTAACAGCTACAAGTGGGGCTGGAGGTCAGATCTCCAGCCCCACTTTACCCTCTGCCTGAAAGGATCAGGATGCGTACCGCTGAAGAGCAGATCGCCGGTCTCGCTGCTGTCGCCAAGATCGTGGTCGCCGCGCAGTGTAACTGCGTGACGATCGAACGCGACATGCCCGTGCTGACCGCCTACCACCAGCCGTCCCAGTCGTACGGCCCCACCGAAGTCGTCTACGCCGTTGACGGCTACGACCTGTGGGTCGACGGCGAACCGATCGTGTTCAACCAGACCGCCGAGCAGGCGTCTGTCGCCGTAATCTCCGAGTACCGTTTCGCTAAGTCCGAGTTCATCACCCATCGGAATGGACTGAACTGATGAGCGCGTACGTCATTCTCATCGGGACCGAAGAGAAGAATGGCGTCCTGGAACCCGACATCATCGGTCCATTCGCGGACGCCGACGCCGCCAACGCCTGGTTAGAGGGCGATATCGAAACGGGCTGGTACGGCCCTTGCAACAGCCGTGTCGCCGCCTGGTTCGACACTGAAGCCGACATGCACGGCGGCTACCCCGCCATCCACGTCGTCAGCGACGCCACGGCGACAGACCCGGAACAGTGGGGCGACTTCTACGACGAAGCCGAAGATGACGACACCTTCTTCGAAACGATCGCTCAGCAGACAGCCACCACTGTCAAGGCAAAACTCAAGTACGGCATACCGCTCGGTATCTCCAGCGACATACCGGAGATCAAACAACGAGTAGCGGAGTTGCTGCAGGCCGATCAGGAAACTTCGTGAAGTCGGATCCGAAGTTCAAGACTCGGGGGATCGGAGGCCATCCCGAAATGGTCGTGTCGGTTCCGGAGAAGGTGGATATCCGTGTCGCTATCGGCGACACAGTCACCCACCTCACTCCCGAACAAGCCGAAGATCTCGGATGGTTCCTCGTCAACCTCAGCGTGGCCGTCACCGCCCGCGCCCACGGGGACCGGAAACCCATGGCCGATCTGCGAAGAGAAGGCTGATGGCGAGAGCAACTGATCTCACCGAGGATCCCAACTACCACTATCACCGGCTCACTCTCGACGGCGCCGACCTCCCCATGTTCTCTGAGGTGTGGCACGCCCACGACTACACCGAGAAAGGCCACACTCACCAGATCGTCACCACCCCCGCCTTCCGGAAGGTCGAAGAAGAGGTCTGATGGCGCGGCCCTGGTTCGACCTGCACGTCACGTTCGAAGCGATCAGCCGCGCCGACGCCGAGCTCATCGCCGACCGGGTCTCCTTCGCCGTGTGCAGAGGACACGGCGAAGGAGACGACCACAAATGCAAGTTCCAGTTCGTGCTCTCCGGACCCACCGAGATCGACCTCGATGAAACCTGATCCTGACCCGGAAGAAGTCGCCATCATCAGAGTCGCCATCGACCGATGGCACGCCACGGTCGTAGAACGCGCCATGCGTCAACCCAGCCTCTTCCACCGCGTCGATCTCCTACGGAAAGCCAACGTGGCCGTCGTCAACATCGCCAAGGAACTAGACGACATGACTGCCCTCTCAAAACAGCTGGGGCTGCCCCAGTAGACTTCAAGCGCGGGCTGGTGGAGCTCTGATCCCCAGCCAGAGCTCCCCGCCCGCCTAGTCCGTCTCCACGTTGGTTGAGTTCGAGTCGTCGTCAGCCACCACGACGAACATCTTGCCGTTGTAGTAGGTGCCCCCGAAGTAGCTATCCCCGAACAACATGTGAATGTTCAGATCTGTCACTGTCTTGGCGACAACGTCGATCTCAAGAGTCGTTCGATCATCAGCCAAAGGACCGCTCCCCCCGCCGCCACCGACAAGCCGAACGACCGTTGGGGAAACGATCAGCACCGCCGGTGCATACCCCGGCAGCACGTCTGTCGCCCCAGGGAAGTTCGCTGTTTCATCAGTCCACGCGTCAGTTCCCGGATCGTAAGACCAGACGATGACGTTCCAGACGTTCCAGATCCGGCTGACCAGCCAGATCTTTCCGTCTGCACCCCACATCGCAGGCGTGTCGTCTATCTGATCGATCAGATCAGCTAGCTGCGTCCACGTGTCAGCTACCGGGTCGTAGACGTAGAACGCCGGAGACTCACCGGGAATCACCCCATCCCACTGCGGCGCGGCGTAGAGCTTCCCGTCGAGAACCGCGCAACCTCCGTAGTCCTGAGCAAACGGCGGCTGGGTTCCTCGTGACCACGAATCCCCCGTGATGTCGTACACCCACATCGATTGCAGCTGATCTGTGCCACCACCCAGCCATTCCGGGTCGGGAGCGTCACCGCCAACCCCGAACGGTTGCACGTCGTCGTCTCCGGTGTCGGCCATCAACACGTAGATCTTGTCGCCGATCCGACCGCCGACGCAGCCTTCCGAACCGACGTAACCCGGGAGATGCGCCATTTCCGTCCACGTGAGATCGTGAGCGTCCCAGCGGTACAGGCGGTTCGACCACCACTGCTCCCACGTGTAGGAGTTGCCCCACCAGTAGCCCGAGATGATGTACAAGTAGCGTCCATCAGCGCTCGTGGTGTAGGCGAACTCGTCAAGCCAGACCGGCGCTCGGTCCTGCGTCCCGCCATCAACCCAGATGTCAGAAGCATCGGCGGCTGGGAGCGGCAGATCGCTGCTCGCCACGACGTGGAAGTAGGTGCGATCTCGATACCCAACCGGTCGGTGCCCGATGTGCACGAACCCAGGGTTCATTCGCTGCGGATCGATCCGCGTATCGCCATCGACGTCGAGTTCGAAGTCGAACGTGCCCTTCATGAGTTTCATCGGGTAGAACGGATCAAGGTCGAGCTCGAACTCGCAGCTGGAATCCTGCGGCAGGGCGTACCGTTCGGCTGAACTGATAGCGTAAGTCGGGTACGGCGCGCTTGGGGTGAAGCCGCCAGCCACAACCGGATGTCCATCGAGTACATCCCCATTGAAGGATGTACGAGGGCGAGTCAAGTCGTCTCGGACGGTCCACGTGTTCGTCGCCGGATCAAACGAATGAACAGCCTGCGACAGATCGGGACCGGTGACCGTGAAGCCCCCAGCCACCCATACCTGACCATCGAAGGAGAACATGGCGCAGGCATAGCGATTGGGATCGGTGGCCTTCGCTGTGAACGTTGCTGCCACCGGATCGTACTCATACAGAGAGTTCGGAGCGGAAGTCCAAGCGACCAGAGTGAAGAAGTACGCCTTCCCATTGGAGTGCCACGTACCCATCGGGATGAGCATCGTCGGTTTCGTCGCCGTCGACCACGCGTCCGTTGCAATGTCGTAGATGTAAAGCGTGGTGGATTCGTTCTCGCAGCAGTACAGCTTGTTGTGCACCGGATCACCGATGGCGACGGTCAGATAGTTGGCCGGTGCAGGCGTGATCGCCGCCAGCGTTGCCCAGGTGTTCGCCGCAGGGTCGTATCGCCACAGATTCGTGTGCGGGTTATTGCTGACCGGCTGATACCCACCGACGTAGTACAGATAGGACCCGACAACTGCTACGCCACCGCCAGTGCGCGCCTCTGGCAGGTTCGCTTTGGCTGTCCACACGTTCAGCGTTGGGTCGTACGCTTCGACCAGCTTCCCTGAGATGAACGCATTGCCAACACTCCAGCCACCCAAAGCGTAGAGCTTCCCTCCTACCGCCCCCACTCCGAGCTCCCAACGCCCACCGGAAGGCATCGGAACGGCGATTTCTTCCCACACCGAACCGGAAACACGACGCGAGTAAGCGCTGTACCCACTGTCCCCAGAGAAGGCGACGTACGTCGTAGCGGCTGTCCCCGACGTTGACATCGCCATGTCGGCTTGGCCCGTGATCGATCTGGTCACGGAGACCGTCGTCGTGATGACAAGCTGCGGAGCGTACCCTGCACCATTCGCCGGTGGGTAGAACCCGATGTAGCTGACCCCTGATTGTGTCCCCAACCGCTGAGCAGCGGTTGAAACGACCATGCGAGTGAATCCAGACTGGTTGATGCTCGTCAAAAACGCGCTCTGACTAGACCAAGCATCCAGCGTACTGAAAGAAACCGACCCTGAACCGAACGTCGCCAGAAGCGGAAGAGCACCGAATGCGCTGCCTGACTGCCAATCAGCTGTCGTAAGCGTTGAGCCCCAGTCGTACAGTCGAGCCTCGAACGCCAACACCGTCGACAAGCTGTTGTTGGTGCCTCGAAGTGAAAGCGTCACCGAAGTAACGGTCCCCACCACGCTCGACGTATCGAATGCGAGCCCAAGCTGATAAAAATTCGGCGTCGTGTCGTAACCGCAGTAGATCGGGCTCGCGCCGGGATTCGCCCCCGTCTGGTACATCCAGCCAGAAGTCGAATCGGCATAGATCGTGTAGGTCGGCATCTCAGTCCATTGTCAGCACAAGCGCGTTAATCCCGAACTGCGGCACGTCAAAGTTCGCCACCGCCAACGACGAACCAAGCACTCCCCAGGCAATCATGTTCGACGCTGCTGTAGCTGTCGCATGGTTCATCAGCATCCAGTGCGTCACCGTGCCCCAGCTTCCCGTCGCCATAGGAAACGCGATCGCCGCACCATTGCTCTTCTGCCCCCCTGCAGCAGTGGGCCAGTTCGTTGCGTTGTTCGGGACGACTGCTCTGGCATAGCCGTTCCCACTCGGTTCCGTTCCGAGCGCCGAGTCCGTCGGAGCGGACGTGCAGAGCGCCACATACACGGTGGCGTCCTTGGTGAAGCCTGCACCCAGGATGGCATTCAGGAGGTTGTTCTCGTAGGTATCAGATGCGCTCCCCACTCTGCCTCCTACGCCAAAGTCGCCGTGATCGAACCGACCGCGAACGTCACCGAATCAGCCACGGCCAACGTTCGCGCCGAAGGCAACGATCCCTGGAACAGCATGTTCCCGCCAGTGAGAGCGTCCATGATCGCCGAATGCGTGATCGTGCAGGCGGGCATGTTGCTGAACGTGATAACCCCAGAGTTCGAGGCGAGACCCCCGCTTGGAGCAGCGAACGTCACTGCCTGCCGAGCGTAGCTTCCTCCAGAAACCTCGGTGCCTGGTGCAGCGTCCGATGTTGGAGTCGTGAACAGCGCCAGATAAACAGTCGTGGGGGACGTGTAGCTCGTCGCTCGCAACACAGCGTTGAGGAGAGCGTTCTCCAGGTAGTCGCTGAGATTGTCGCTCACTGAGGCACCCGCCCCGACAGGTTCCCCACCGGGAAACTGATCGTGTCGCCAGAGCTCACCGCTCTCGGTGTAGCAAGCGGCCCCCACCACAGCAGATTCCCGCTAGTCAAAGCGTCGTAGATCCCGACATGCGTCACAGTTCCCCAAGACGCCCCGGCGGGTGGGAACGTCACCGCGTTATCCGTCTCGATCATCCCATCAGCCGCCGCTGCCCAGTCCGTTCCAGTAAGCGGCTCCCGTGCATACGCCGAACCGGTCACCTCATGCAGATCCGGTGTCGCGATCAACGGCTGCGGCTCATCCGTGTGCAGCGACACGTAGCACGAAATGCTGCCACTTTTCAGGATGTAGGTGAGAACCGAGTTGGCGAGGACAACCCCAACGCCCATGTCAACCTCCCGAGGCCGAAGTAGTTCTACGTCGCCTCACAGCAGCGGGGGACTGATCAGCAGGCGTCGGTGTCACACCAGTTCGCGCTGCCTGCTGATCGGCTACCTGCTGCAACTGGATACCGGCCAAGGCCGTGAACGCCTCAAGCGCAAGGCTCTGCACAACGGTGTCAGCAAACGCCGTTGCTACGGCATCCGACGCTGACGTAAGAGGCACCATCCCGTCCTCCGACGGATCGTGAGGCTGGAAGTACAACAGCTGGTCGTCTACATACACCAGCAACGCCCGATCAGGAATCTCGAACTGCTGCAACACCCGTTGGGCAGGAACCCCGTTGACCGGCGATACCCCATCCCACCATTCCCACCTCACGCGGGCTGCAGCGGCCGTGATCAGGCCATCCGTAGGGATGTTGAGCAGAACCGCGTCGAGAACCTCATCAGTGAAAGTCACCCCAGCATTGGCGAACCTGTCGATGAGGATGGCCCGAGCATCGTCTTGGATGGTCACGGCCACACCGTCCAGGGATGGCTCGTCGGGTCAGTCCAACCGTAAGAGTAGATGCAGATCGACACGGTGAGATCCTGATCCGTGGGTGGGCTGGCCGTGTCCGCCTGATCAACATCGACCGTGAGGCAGTCGCCCTCCACGAGTTCAGTGATGGCCGTTGGCGGCATCCTGGTCCCGATCTGCAACCCAACTGGGATCCGTGGCCGGTCAGCATCAGCGGTGAAAATGGACGAGAACACAGGTGTCGCTCCGCTGCCTTTCTTTACGTTGACGATCACATCCTGGTTCGTCGGCGTGTACCCTCGACCGAGCGAGGCCCGCACAGCGATGATCGTCGCCTGAGGATGTTCGCAGACCCACACGTTCGTTCCGGTCAGAGCGAACACGTCGCCGTCCATCGTGAACGTGATGACCTCCGGAAACGCTGACACGCCGGACATGGGAAGCCGCCCTTGGACTTCAGCCATGTCAGTGAGTTGCACCCTGGCTGGGTTCCCGGGGCTGAGTCCTTGCAGTGGCGGTTGACCCGACGTCGTTGGAATACCCGTGTCAGTGTACGGCGAGACGGTCTGCGTGGTCAGCAGCGAGGTGGTGTAGTCGTTGGTGGTGAACGTCCGGTAGATCCGCCACGACCAGCCAGTGGTTAGTGTCGTCGGCAGCGTGATGATGATCGAGTTGGTCTGCCGCGACGTGTTCGTCAGTGGTCTGGTCCGGTCGCAGTTCGGAGCGATCGATCCGTCATCGATGAACTGCGTCGGTGGTGTCGCCGCCGACATGTCGATCGATGTCAGGAAGAAGTATCCGGGACCGTCTGGTGCCTGCCGATACACGTTGAAGGCCGTAGCCCCGGAGGGAAGCGCTGGGAGTGTAACCGTAATGACGTTCGTCGCGGTCGTTGACGACACGAAGATGTATTCAGGGTTCGTCGCTGGAGTTTCGTAGTTGCTGACCGTTCCGGAGTACGCCGAGAGGATGTAGTAGTAGTTCCCGGGGAGAAGCGCTCCACCTGTCGTGTCGAACGTCAGTGTCGGTTTCGCTGGTGCCTGGATCTGCGCCGGGGTATCAACGAACGCTTCTGGCGAAGACCCGCTCTCCGCCCCCGTAGGATCAACGAGCGTGTACTTGTAGTACACCCTACGACCAGAAGGGATCACACCCGACGTCGTCACGACAGTCAGGCCCGGCCCGCTGGTCGGTGCGCTCCCTGAGCCAGCCCCGCCAGTGTGGTGGTGTCCCTCTACCCCGAGGAAGAAGAGGAGATCTTCGGTGTCTCGGTCGGCATCGGAGAACTTGTAGCTGTCATCGGAGAGGTTGTCTCCAACGTTGAGCTTCTTCAGACCGTACCGTTGGGTGAAGCCCATACCTTCCTTCTTTCACCTCGCGTCTCCGCGCGACCAGCACCTCGATCACCTACGGAGCTCATCGACACATGGTCTTTCTGATCCAAGTCACCATCGGCCCCGCACCCCCACCACGGAGTGACTGATCGCGTTCGATGGACGTGCAACAGAGGGGATCCGAGTGTCCACCCCCGTGGTGCCGGGAAACCAGGCAGCACGAACGTCGGTCTCCGAGAAATCACCCAGATCCAGAGGGAAACCTTCCGCTTCCCAATCGGCCCGCGAAACGTATTGGAGATTCATGAAGGGGAGCTCGCCACCGACACTCCCCGGTCCCCGAGTGAACCGCATGACGAGCCACCCAAGATCATCCGTCGTGTAGATGTAATTGCCATCTCGCGAGTAGCAGAGCTCGATCATCCCCGGAGGGAACCCGGAAGTAAACGCCCAGTCCCCCATCCGGTAAGTGTTCTGAATCGACTTGTCCCAGCCAACCTCGATCAGCATCGTCTCAAACGAACGACGAGACGAATTGCCACGAACAGCTACAACGAAACCTTCACCACCCGGATGAACGTCAAGCCCCCACTCCCCAGACGAAACAGGGAACGGCAAGTCGCCTACAACGTCGTCCCACAACAACCACGGTTCGTACGCTCCGGTTGCGATCTCTATCGTGTAAATCCCAATCGGCTCATCATTGTCGTACACCGCTCCAATGAGGTGCGTGCCGTCAGGCATGAAACGCGGGTTCCACGGAGGCCACTGACCCTGATCGCTCAGCGCTTTCGAGTCGAGTAGATCACCAGTCGCCGCGTCGATCGTGAGCAGCGTGTTCTCGGGACCCCAAGTGCTGAACGCGTAGAGCACCGTCCCGTCGGCCGAAAAACACGGCGGCGTATCAACTCCATAGTTGGAGGTTTGCCAGAGCGCAGTGCCGTCCAGACCGAAACAGTAGAAGTCGGTGTCGCTGAACCACCCTGAGACGACAAGAGTTGAGCCGTCCGGGCTGAACACCGGGCCGTATCCCCATGTGTCTCGGCCCCGGCTGTACGGATGGACAGCTACGGTGTCGCCGTTGTCGTTCAGATAGATGATGGACGAAACATTCTCGGGAACCGGACTATCGGGAAACGCGGCGAGGAACGGGCGAGCATCTTCCGGGTAGAGAGCAAGCCATTCCTCCCTCAGCGTTCCATCCTGAGGACTGCCCCCGTGATAGTTCTCAAGTCCTGCTACGGCAATGGCAATCGTGGCATTTGCTGCTGACAGGAAATCGCCGTAAGCCTCCTCTGGAGGAGGCGCCGACAGGATACTTTGCGAGACAAACCACGTACCTCGGTCGCTGCTCGTATAGCTGTACGGGGTCCACAATCCCCCCGGCTCCGTACGCGTGAAAAACGCTGGGGTCTTCTTGAGCGTTCCGTGCGCTGAAGGTGGCGTTGCTGGCCGAAGCATAACCGCAGCTTGAGCAAACGTCCCCAGCGACGACATAGGGTTCCCGTTGCCCCACGTCCAAACAAGTTGATTGTACGTCCCGGCTTCGACGGGTTGATCAGCGAGACCCATTTTGTTCGTACCGTACGAGTTGATACCTGCACGTTCAGCGAACCCCCACGGATTACCTGATCTCCCTGAGGGACTATCGATGTAGTACGAGGTAGATACTGTCGTCAAGAAAAAAAGTGCCACCCAAAGGCTGTCGTCAGTCGCTCCAACTGAACCGGAGGATGAAAATGCCTCGATCGGCGACGACTGGCTTACTCCTCGAAAGATATAGAAGTAGAACAGGTCGCCCGCCCCTGCAATCGTCGTGGGATCACCTTCTTGCCAGACCCGGTACGACAACCGACATTGTGGGTCACTGGCAGTGAACAACGAAGTCCAGCCCGCAAGAAGCGGTGTTGACCCGCCCGTAGCAGACCATGCCTGTAACAGCAGTAAGTCCCCCGCTTGCACCGAAGCAACCGAATTGTAGTAGGGCCGCAGATCGGCGGGGTATGCAGGCGTTCCACCGCCACCCCCTGCCCACATCGGGAACTCGCCGTAGGGACGAAACGACGTGTAGAGACCCGGATCGGGATCTGGAGCAGTGATCGTAGATCCAGAGCTCTTCCCTCCCAGCACATCGACCATAACCGATTCTGGCGGGAAATTGACCAGCTGATTGTAGCCAAAGGCAATAGTGCCATCAGTCGCAGATGAGTTTGCTACTGACCCGGCGAGATGCCCTGGGTCTTCCGCCAGCTGGAAAGTTGCTCCCGCGAACTCCCATGCGAACGACTGATCAAACGTCCATTGGAACGTTTGGGTTTTGTCAGTCATGAACCGGTACCAACTATGGTAGCCGCGCACGGGATTGGTGCCGCTAGCATGAGTCCAGCCACCGACGCTCTGAGTCCAATAGCGAGTCGGTGGGCTCTGGTGCGTGAGATACGTAATTGACCGCTCTGGTACCACCAGGCAGAGACCTACGACATCTCCAACAGCGCCAGTCACGTCCAATGTGGCGACACTCCCGACCCCCTCGTTGCGAAACTCGCCAACGATGACCGGCGGAGCCAGCGCCGACCTATACAGCGTCACCTCGGTTCCGGAGTCGAACTGCCACTGAGGACCGGTCACCTGCAACAGTTGATACGAGGATTTGCCGTTGTAGCTGTACAGCGAAGCACCGATCTTCAACCAGCCAGACGCAGGGAACCCAGTAGTCCCTTCAACCGTAAGATTCACGTATCCGCTGATGTTCTGCTCACCGACGGTATGGGTTGTTGTCATGTTGGCGATCCAGAAGTAGGCGGTTGCGGATCTCGTGATGTCATCTGGATGATGCTGTCGCTACCAACCTTCACGCGAGTGCGTGGACTCCCCCGCCCCGAGGGAAGATGAAGTTCGACTTGCTGCACCGGGATATCGGCGCGAGGAGTGCGGTTCGGCGGGACATACACAGGAACGACCTTCCGAACCCCGATGCAGTAGCCGCGACTGAAGAAACTTCCGAACGCCTGCCCATCGTCAAAATTGGTGGTGATCGGAGTCCACGTCAGACCATCTGAAGATCCGGTCCAAACAGTGGCGACGGCGTCGACACCGCCCCGGCTCACCCACCAGCGATCACCGTCCCAGTAGATATCCGAAATGTTGTAAAGCGTTCGCACGAGTGTCCAAGTTTCACCATCGTCGCTGCGGTGGAGCCCGGTACTACCAGCTGCCAACCAAACCCCATGGTCGCAGACGATCGGATTGAGATGCTCAGAAAGGTCGTCAGCGACGATGACCCAGGTATTCCCGGCATCCAACGATCTCCACATGGCCTTGTGTCGCGTGCCTCCAAAGGGGTGACCGTGACTGGGACCGCTTCGGTTGAAACTGTAACTTCCTCCGTAGGGAGGATTGTCGTACCAGAAACCCGAACCGATCCATTTCGTACCGTCGCTGGCGATCGCCCGCAGCGCCGAATTTGTCTCCGGAAGTCGCCCAGTTTCAATCCAGGTGATGCCATCAAGGCTTCGCCACATGTGGGCGAGCTCGTCGGGTGCTGTGTAACCCGGCGGGTCTTCCCCGTAGAGCCCACCAATGAGATCAGGTTCGGCCACAACGAAGAAGTAGCCCCCAGCGAACGCCAACATAACGAAGTGTGGTTGAAGCCCAAACGGAAACTCATCTCCACCCGGGTAGATCGAATCGTAATGATGGGTCAGCGGCGTTGCCGTGAGATAAGAGATCGACGCCGTCCCCCACGTCGAGAGATCGTCGCTCGGAGCACTGATAACCCGAGGTGCCGAATCACCGAAGAACGCCGCGGACGCCCCCGTCTCATCGAGAACCGAGTCTGGATGGGTCACGTAGCCGATCACGACCATCCGACCGTTGCCCACGGCTCCCTGGTCGGTCCATTTGTCATAGTCGATGAAGACGTCGTGATCGTTGGGATCAGTCGGGTCGGGATGCTGATCGTGGTCGTGTAAGAAAACGCTGCTCGGGTATTTCCAGGTGCGCCCCGCGTCGTTGGTGATGACGAGACCAGCCGAAGCAAGACCGTGGTTCTCGCCGGGGAAGATCCACCCTCCGATAGCTGCGCAGGGACCGTCGCTGACAATGAAGTTGGTCGATGTCCAATCACCCGTGATCGGAAGCGTCAGCGGACTGAACGTGGCGTGGTCCGTGGTGATCAGTGCAGTAGCAAAGTCTGGAGCTACCTTCAAACCGCGGTAGAGATCGGCGTACTGGTCGTCTGTCATGTAGCGACGAACGAACCCGGCTGCGATCCATTCTTCGGCTGGCACGCAACCAACCGGGAAGTCCTCGAAGGTCCAGTTCACGGTGAAGTCCGCGGAGTCGGATACTCGTATCCAGTAATGGACCCCAGCGAACACAGAGACTGCTAGCCGATAAGAGCCATCCCCGACGGCGACGTCGGCAGTGTCGAAAACGTTCCATGTCTGCGCCAGTGGTGATCCGATCCACACATCGAGCTGGCCGTAGTTCGGTTCCGGGGTAAGCGTCAGCACTCCACGGTCGGGGGCTGTCCAGCCGTACCAGACGCTGGCATCCGTGAAGATCGTGTCTTCGACGTCTTCCGACGTGGCGCCCTTCGTGGTGCCGGAGAACGATCCGGAGACAGCCCGACCGAGATCCGTTGCGTTGGCCCAGTTGTCGTTCATGGGCGGCGGGTGGATCCCATCCATGAGGATCATGAAGTAGGCCCATGGAGCGGACCACGCCCCGCTCCTCGTCGCCGTGTACGGTCCAACGGTCGTTCCGCCCGGGACATACACCTCGGCGTCGCCGAACGCGACGTAGGTGATGTTGTTCAGTCGCGGGGTGAGCTCCGAAGGGAGGTTGATCCTCGCGGCGGGGTTATCGCCGTCCTCAGCGGAGAGCCACGTGACAACCGCCATGTCGGCGAGCGTGTTGACGCTGTACGTCTCCAGTGAAGTGTCCGTGCCGCCCTGGGCGTACACGCCGTAGAAACTGTCTGACGCTCCGCTGTACGCCCACATGCCGTAGGTGACTTGGTTGGTGGCCGTGTGTTCAATTCCGGTTACCGTCCAGGAGCTCGGGTCACCCGCCTGCTTGACCCGGTGCGCCACAACGAGACTGCTGCCCGACAAAGGGTAGGCAATGTCCTGCGTCCAGCCAGTCGGGATGGTGATGGTTGACACGGTCCCCGGCTGCCAGACGAACATCACCATCACGTCGCCAACCTGCGCCGCCGACGGCGCCAACGAACTGAGCGGGACCGTGACCGTGCTGGAAAAGTTTGAATCGGTGGCCGCAACAGCACGACCCCGCAGAACTGGCGCCACGAACTATCTCCTCAACCGGGCGGCGTCTCGCCAGCCCGCTGTACGATCCGACTCACCTGCGCGTTCCCCTGCGCATCTCTCAGAACCCGGCGTCCAACTCGTGGATCCGCCATCAGCTGAGCGATCACCGCTTCAAGATCAGCGACGCGTTGCGTCAACGTAGTGATTTCGTCAGGGACGGGTGTGTCTGTCATTAGGCCCTCACTCTCGTTCGTCCACTACCGGTGATCACCATGGACGGCGGCAATGGAATTGCAGCAACTACTGGATCAAGAACAAGGTAGCTGCTCTCTCCTTCATAGAGGAGAGAGAGCCCCCAGATCATCCGGAGAGATCCACTGACCGTTGAAGTCCCCGCTGTCGACCCTCGGAGGTTCTGAACCGTCAGCGTGGCGTTCGGAACGCCGGAAACACCGGCTGACGTTCCAGAGAACCCAACGACACGACTGAAAACGACTGCGTCCGCTGTGCTCTCCGTGTCGGATGCGGTCCGGTGGAGAGCTTCGGAGCGACTGATCGTGTCGCTCTGCACACGGGTATCGGAGATGGTCCGAGACCCGACAAGAACCCGCGTTGCCGTCTCGGCAAGAGTGCACGTATCGGAAACAGTCTTGGATGCAACCCGTGCGGAAGCAACGGCGTCCGCGGTGCTCTCAGTTTCTGATGCGGTTCGATGAGGAGCAGTCGAGGAAGCACTCGTGTCGCTCTGCACACGGGTATCGCTGATCGTCCGAGACTCAGAGAGAGCCCGTCCTGCCGTCTCGGTGAGCGTGAGTGTCTCGGAAGTGGATCTGGGTCGGGTGGAGTACCCAGATCCCGAATCAGAGCTCGTCGTGGAATCAGAACCCGTCCGAGCAAGATCTTCTGTCCGAACGACCGTTTCGGTTTCGGTGAGCGTGTCGGAGATGACCCGCGGTCGTGTCGCCGTAACCGAGCCTGCATCGGTCAGCGTGCAGGTTTCCGATGGCGACCGAGCAAGAGATTCACCTCGGAGGACCGTCTCGGTCTCCGTGAGCGAATCAGAAGCGGTCCGGGTTGTTGAGCTCGACGCAGTGACCGTGTCTGCCAGGCCCAGACCGTCGGAGCCCGTACGCGCGTCGGTGAGCGACCGAACGATCGTGTCGCTCGTCACCAGGCTTTCGGTTCCAGAACGGCTCTCGGCCGTGCTTCGATCTGCCGTGTCAGTCGTTGTCAGCGTGTCGGCGCCCGAGCGCGTCACTGACGGCGTCGACGTTGTTTCCGACGTCGACCACGTGTCGGAGCCAGTCCGTGCTAGCGACTCGGTTCGGGTTGTCGCATCCCCGCTCGTGACGGTTTCTGGAGGGGCACGGGCCTGACCAACAGACCGCACAACCGTTTCGACCGTGGTGACCGTCTCCGAGATAGCCCGACTCGCACCCCGGCTCGCCGTGGTCACCGAATCAGTGAGCGTCACCGTGTCGCTGGCTGTGCGAGTGAGACTCATGCCGCGAGCGACCGTGTCAGTCAGAGTGATCGTGTCGGAGCTCGTCCGGTTGGTTGTCTCACCCCGAGTGACGGAATCGGCGTCAGTCACCGTGTCGCTGGGTGATCTGTGCTCCGACACCCCTCGGGTGACGGTTTCCGCAGTGGTGAGCGTGTCGCTGATTGCTGCTGACCGAACCAGCGACCGCGCCGCCGTATCGGTCAGCGTGACCGAATCGGAGATTGACCGAGGTCTGATCGCCGTTCTCGATACCGTGTCCGCCAGACCCACCGTGTCGCTGAGTGGACGGGCATCGGCAGAGGACCGAGCACACGTTTCTGCCACTCCGCATGTATCGCTATTCGAACGACTCAGCGTGTCGCTGCGTGTCGCCGTGTCAGCTAGGCCAGCCGTATCGCTGGTCGGTCTGCCAAGCGCACGGCTGACAGCAGCCGAATCCGATGTCGTTTCAGTGTCCGAGCTCGACCGCGGTTCGGACACCGACCGAGTGACGGTGTCGGTGGTTGTCTCAGTATCGGAGATAGCACGCGGCCGCGTCGAAGACCCGGACCCAGAGTCAGAGGTGGTGCACGTATCTGCGTTGCTGCGCCCCAGCACCTCCGAGCGAACCACTGTCTCGCCAGTGGTCTCAGTATCGGCGGTAGCACGCGTATCATGCCGTGAGGCTGCCCCAGAATCAGAAGTGGTGAGCGTTTCCGAGACGGGACGGGCCTGCGGTTCGGATCTCGTTACCGAATCTGAGGTAGTGCAGGTCTCCGGCGGACCGCGAGCCAGAGACTCTGACCGGAGAAGAGCTTCCGCTTCGGCGAGAACTTCGCTTACGGCACGGGCGTAGTGGCGAACGGTCGATGTTGCGGCCGAATCCGAGGTGGTGAGCGTCTCCGATCCGGTGCGTTGCAGCCCGATCGAGCGAGTCGCGGTGTCGGCGAAGGTGCACGTGTCTGCACCCGTTCTGCTTGCAGGTTCGGAACGAGTGACTGTATCTGTGAGGGACAGCGTGTCAGACAGTGAGCGTTTCGGGTCGTAGTCACGGATGTTCGTGTCCGCGTCGGTGGTCGTCTCTGTCGTTGGGCGCTGCAAACCGTTGGCTCGGGTACCGGTGTCGCCAGTTGTGATGGTATCGGCTGGCCCTCGGGCGAAGGACACTCCACGTGCAACCGTATCAACGGTCGTTTCGGTATCAGACGTTGCACGCTTCGGGTCGTAATCGCGGCTGACGGCGTCAGCTTCGGCGACGGTCTCGCTGATTGGTCGAGCGAGAGTATTGCGTCGCTGCGTGTTCGCATCGGCAGTAGTAACCGTGTCCGTGGCGGTGGCGAACTGGGCAGCACCACCAACCGTGCCGGTCAGTGTTACGGAGTCAGAACAGGTGCGTGTAACGACGTGTTGTTGGCGAGCGAAGTCACCGCTATACGCCCGTGTCACGTTCCATTCGACGGCTCCGAGATCAACAGCCGCGTAGAGCGGAACGAGACGGAGCTCGACTCCCGCTCCGCTGGCTTGGGAGAGCAGCGAAGCGTTCCAGGTGACGGAGAGAACCCCGTCGGAAATGTTGTACTGACCGAGGGACGCAACGAAGGCGCCGTTCTCCCACAGTTCTACGGAGAGAAGAGGGTTCGTTGCCACATCGGTGAGAACGAGAGCGTCAGCCGCTGTCCTGATGCGAGAGATGACAGTGGCGACAGTGTCGGCGGTAGTGTCCGTCTCGGAGATCGACGGCGAGAGATATACAGAACTGGCAACCGTGTCCGCTTCAGTCAGTGAATCGGAGATCGAGACCGAGTAGATGCCGGTGGTGGCGTTCCACTCGACGGCTCCAACTTCCATCGTGGCCCGGTTACCACCCGAACCTCCGACAGTGCCCGTGAGGCGGCACTCAACCAGCGAACCGTCGGCAGTCGTCAGAGACGACGAGTTCCATGTGGCCGAGAGAAGCTGTCCGGTAGTTGAAGTGATGTTGGTCGCTGCCAGCAGCGTCGACTTCAGCGTGCCGTTCTCCCACAACTCGATCGTCGTGGTCGGCGTACCCGAAGCGCTCGTCTTACGGACCCAGACCCGGAACTCCTGCAAACCCGCACCCTGCGGTAGCGATCCCGTGGGCGTCGGGAAGGAGACCCGCAGAATCGACGCAGCGGTGGTGGAGCTCGCCGTGAGCCAACTGGCGTCAGGAGAGTCCGGGTCGTCCTGGATGGCGCCAACAGCCCCAACGAGGTTGGTCTGGAGTAGAAGAGCATCAGGAGCGAGACGTTGGGTCATCCTGGCCGCACCCGAATGCGGAATTCCTGCAGCCCCGCACCAGTCGTGGGGTTACCGGCAGGCTGAGGGAAACTCACCCTGAGCTCGCCGAGCATCCCGTCCCACACGATCCAGTTGGCGTCAGCGGCGTCGGGGTCGTCCTGGATGTAGCTGACTGGCCCGACGTAATGGATAGCCGTGCGGATGTAGTCAGGTGAGAGTCGTTCTGGGATCGGACTGACGCCAGTCGACCACTGATCTGAGATCGCTCGTTTCAGGTTCCGTAGCGACGTCCACGTATCTGTCCAGACAGTAGCTTCCGTGGACCCGGAACGGCCCTGCGCATTCGACCGCGCCGCCGTGTCCACGGTCATTTCGGTATCCGAGATGGCCCGCTTCGGGTCGTAGTCCCGTGTTTGAGTATCGCTCAGAACCAGAGCATCGGAGAGCGCTCGTTTCGGCGCGTCTGTCTGGGTGAGGGAGTCGCCTTCTGTCGTCGTCTCAGCGTTCGGACGAGCGAGAACATTACGTCGAGCAACCGTGTCGCTGAGCGTCTCGGTGTCGCTTGCTGCCCGAGCTCGTCCAACCACCCGAGTGATGCTGTCGGCTTCCGCTAACGTCTCCGACAGTGCCCGCTTCGGATCGTAGTCTCTCGTGTTTGTGTCAGCCGCAGTAAGCGTGTCGCTGTCCGGGCGGGCCAGAACGTTGCGTCGCTGCGTGTTGGTGTCGGTGAGAGTTAGCGTGTCCGAAGTCGTCGGGGAGAGAACAACGCTGTAACGCAGCGTGTCCCCAGGAGCACCGCCCGCCACGCTGGATCGTAGCGCCGAGCTCCCAATGCTCCGACGAAGACGGAAAGTCGGCACTTACGCAGCGTTCTCCTGGCTCACCGTCAAGACCCTGACGGTTGATTCTCCTGGGCGTAGGTCGCTACGCACTGCCACTGATCGAACACTTCGTTGCCCGCACCCCCCGCCCCCGGCGAACCCCCGACCGAGATCCAGTTCGGTGGCTGAGTCAGAGAAGCTTCGCTCTCCTTGCCACACACCGGGCAACGCCAAATATTCAGAATAGGCATGACTCCTCCTCAACCACGAGACGATTCGCGAGCTTGACGCTGCACTTCGCGGTACGCCCCGGTAGCGAACCTTGAGCTAGACACGCCCGTCGCCCGTACCCCCCGGCCCACAATGTCAGCGAACCGGTCCTTGTCGGCGATGACCGACAGATCGAGGCGGTCCCGCCGGAAGGGAATGACATGCACCAGCGGCGTTCCAGCTTTGATCAAGGTCTGCTCACCCACCGGCAAGTGCCACAACGCTACGAGATTGAGCGTCCCCAGAATGTCACTGTCCACGACCCCAGGCATGACCGTCCAACGATCTTCACGGTGATACCACGGTTCCATCAGAAGGATTGACCAACCCTTTGGAGTTCGAAGTTCCCAGGGAAGCGCAAGCTTCAGGACGTTGGCGTGCTCCTGCTCTCTTCGCGGGACGGCATCCCACTGAACTGGCGGGAAGGACGTGATCGAATGCTGCGGCGGATAGTCGACATCGTAGGAGAACCCGCCATCGACGGCAGAGATAATGTGGTCTGCCCACATCGGGATGATGTAACCGAGGCTCAGGTAGTCATGAACCCCAGGGCAGCCCTTGATGGTGAGGTCCCCACGGCGACGAACCGTCTTGGGTTCACCGTGTGTCAGCTTCGCCTGTCGAAACCAGTCGGGCACCAAACGCGCAGCTGGGACGGGAGGAAAGAACTCTCGGATCCGTTCGTTGTCTGTCACGAACTCGATCACTGGACGCTTGCGACGCCACTTCACGGCCTCACCCACTGAGGAGTCTTCGCCGTAGGCACATCCGGATTCGGAGGAGGTGGCATGTCGGGACGGTCGATCTGGCTGTAGAACGTGTCTTCAAACGAGGTCTTCGTCATGAAGCATGGCAAGCAAATGTCAGCGATCGTCCCGCGCCAATTCACCTGCACCCGGATGAACTCCTCGCCTAGCTGCGCTCCACAGTTGTCACACTCGATACGCAGTGCCACTCCCTCCTCCTTTCGTCCGCCTCAGATTTTGACCATGTAGTTGACAGCCACGTACGGGCTCAAGTTACCCGCCGAAGCTGTCGTGCTTGAGTCGCCAGACGTGCCAGTGTGCGTGTGGCCCTGCATGCTGTGCGTATGTGACTGCAAATCGTGGCCGTGGCTGTGGTCATGCACGTGGCTGTTCATGTTGTGGTTATGGTTCGTGTCCTCACCGTACGTTCCGTGCTGGTGGTCGACGTACCCAGTGCCGGTCTGGGCCCCCAACGGCAAGAACTGGTACGTGTTGGACCCCGGCGTCAGCCCGACCGTACCGCCAGCATTCGGGTTGTTGTAAAAGTGGGTGTGGTTCGATGCGTTGGCGTACATGAACCCGGTACCATGGGCATGGTCCTGGTTCACCCACCACGTCACAGCATCCTGCCCACCGGTGTTCCCACTCAGGTAACTGGTGGAGTTCGAACTGGGAACATCCGTATTCGTGGAACTGGGCGTTCCAGTCGTCGTGGCGTGGGTGTGCGAAGCGGTGGTCGTCTTCGATCCACCGACAGAACCCACGTTCGCGAACTCGGCTGAGCCGTCTTGACCGACACCCACTCGACCTTGCCGATTCGGCAAGTTGAATGTCGTCGTGCCATTCCCAGAGCCATGCAACACGCCGATCGCTTTGAACAACCGCGAGTACTGCGCTCGATTGACCGCTGACCCATCGCACAGCAGCCAACCAACCGGGATGTCGGCGGCATTCCCGCCAAACTCCCAGATGACCCCAGCAGGGATCAGGTTCTCTGCTGCCACCCCGCTCGGCACGCCCTTGTTCATCAGTAGTCACCACCGAACACCAACATCATGAGAAAGTTCTGATTGCCAACGACGGAGTTGCTCGCCCGCAACGTCGAGCCAGACTTGATCCACAGGTTCGTGTACGTGCGACTGACACGGAACGGCGCAGTGGTCCCGGCGCTCGGCGTCACCGCCGTGATCGGGATCGTGTCATAGAGACGGTAGGACCCGTCGTTGATGAAGACATAGACGAATCCCGCCGTTGTCGCCTGGGTCAAGCTCGCCCCGATCGCGTGAATCACGATCTCCTCTATCTTCGTGCCGTTGGCTCCGGCCGTCAGAACCGTTGTCGCCGTCGTCGGAGCCGTGAGGCTCGTCTCCGCAGCCCCCGTCAACTGAGCCGCCGCCACCGACACCACTGCTGCGAACTGCGGATCGGTCGCCATCCGCTACCTCCAAGTCCCCCGAGCGTAAGTACGGGCCGCGTAGTTCTTCGGAACCCCGCCGGGCGACATAATCACGCGCTTATCCACAATGTTCGTCGCCGTGATCGACGTTGCCGCTGCAGGAATGTAGACAGCGGCGAGCACCGCCGAGCTCGCCGGAATGGCAGGGAACACCGGGTTCGCTGCCGCCGTCCCTCCTGTCCGTGACACGGTCGTGGATGAGCACACGATCAGGTCGAACCGGGGGTTCGTACCGTCTGCTGCAGCCACGGTCAGGTTCGTAACGGCAGCGATGCTGTATTGCATCCCGTTGATCAGGACCGTACCCGCCGCGATGTTGACGTTCAGGTTGACACCAGAACTGTTGGGAGTGACGGTCAACCCGGAGACAACGCCAATTCCGGCGTCCGCGGCGAGCATGATCATGAAGTCGACAGCGTCGGGAGACGCAATCGCGTGTTGCGTTTGCGTCCCGCCGACGACGTCGTTCGGGATGAAAGTCATTCGAAACGCCCGTTACGAAATCGTGACGGTTTCGGTGACGGTCAAGCTGTCCGTGCCGTTGTTGGTGATGATCGCGTCGGCTGACAGGTTGGTGACATAGATCATGATGCCCGTCGTCGTAGTCGACGGTGCCGCGTTCACTGCGTGCTGGAAAATCCCAACACGGTGGACCGTCGAAGAAGCCGGGTCGGAACCCGTCGACGTGAACACCTTCGTCAACGTATACGAAGCCGACGGAGTCCCCCGGGTGTGACCGAACACACACACGCCTCGGTTCAGACCACCACCAGAGTTCCAGATCTCGCTGACCGAAGTACCGCCCAGGCAGGTGTCCGTCGCGTTGATCGTCGCCGTCGCCGTCGACAAACCCATCTGGATGGCATGGGCGTTTCCCGGAGCGATCATCCACTGACCTGCCGCCGGAGTCGAACCCTGCAGACCCGTCGTCGGGTCGTACCACTGATCGATGGTAGCGCCAGTAGCAGCAGTCGCCGAGTGTTGAAGGATGATCCCGTAACGGTTGGCGCGGCAGACCACGGAACCGATGAGAGCACCAACGTTCTGCGGCGGACCACCAGTAGATGCCGAGGGCATCGTCGCACCATCCATCGGAAACGTCGTAGCGGTCGGAGCCGTAGTCGACGTTCCTGTCATTGCAGTGCTGATTGTCCCCGGGTACCCACCCTGCATCGCAATAGCATCGATGCCGTTGTTGATCTTCGACACTACCCCTCACCTCCTGCGGTGTTGACCTCGACATTGGGAATCCCATCCTCGACCGGAACGGCGACCGAGGGACCAGTCACGACGATGTCCCAACCCTCCGGACGCTCACCAGTCGCGAAGTGCTTCCGCAGGATGTCCTGCAGATCGAGATCGTCTGAGCAGGTCACCCACACCGGCGGCTGATCGCTGTGAGCAGCCCACGCCGAGTTGACCTCGGTGAGCAGCGTGAGCAGGTCCCGACCTCCCGGAACCGCGAAGCTTGTGATGGCCTGTTCGATGTTGGTGAACCGGTACTTGGTTCGCAGACCAGTCTCCGGGTCGGTGATCATTTCAATCGGCGAGATGTTGCCCAGTTCGATGTGCGGCACGAAATCCTCCTGTCCTAGTCCTGCGTGATCGTGATAGCTCCTGCGGCGAACGTCGCCGTATCACCCGCCCCGATCGTTCGAGGCGACCCCAAGTCGCCCCAGTAGAGCAAGTTCCCACCCGTCAAAGCATCGAAGATCCCGAACTGATTGACGGTGCCCCACGACCCGGTTGCCGTCGTGAAGGCAATCGAACCGCTATTCCCAGTGGTCCCCAACGAACCGGCAGCTGCCGTCCAGCCAGGGGACCCTGAACGGGCCACAGCAACACGGGCGTAGCCGCCCGAGGCCACTTCCGTCCCGGTCCCCGTCTCATGCGACGTACCAGCAGAGTCCGTGAAGAACCCGACCCAAACACTCGCCGAATCGAGCCCCAGAGGGACCGTCGCCGAAGCGTTCGCGTTTCTGAAGATCAGGTCCAGGACCCGCTTCTCCAGATAGTCGGTCATTGAACCAGCCACGAGACTCCTACTGTGACAACGGGTTCGTAAGACCCGTTCCTTCAACCTGCCAGTGAGCGATACCCGTCATGTCTGTCGACCCTTCAGCAACCAAAATCAACTGGGCGCCCGTGTAGTAGGTCACGCCGTTCCGCACGGTCGTTGTCCACGAACGAACCATGACGTTCACTCGCGGGAAGTTCCCCGCCTCGATCGCCTGGTTTCCGCCGAGCTCCGCCCCGAATGTGAACTGGGGCGAGTCGATGAAGAACCAGACGGGAAAGGTGACGTTGGCGGTGGTCTCCCCGGGACCCTGGAACTCCAGTCGCCCATACACCTGATACGTCTTGCCCTGAACTGCCTTGCCCCGTTCGACGTCGGCGCGGCGTGCTTCGAACGGAGCCTGGACGTTACGAATCCGGGGTGCCGTCATGGCTCTCCACCCTCGGAACTCGCCGCTGCTTCCTCAGCCCCAACCGGGGGCGACGCCACCCGTCCTCCACGGCCCGCTGCAGCTTCGGAGAGAGATGCGAATGATCCTCGAAGGACTCCCCGACAGTCATCCACTGATCGCTCCCGTCACCCCGGCCCCCAACCGGTTCGTCGTCAGTTCGTACGTCCATACGCCTGAGTCCAAGTCATGAGATGACGACACTCCTCGCACGTAGTGGACATCGGTGTCCCCAGTGACCCGTTCGTAGACCCGTACTTGGTCATTGATCTGAACCGCCGGGTTAGCGACACACGACATCTGCCCCTGCAGCAGCTGGAAGGACATGTGGATCTCGATGAGCCGCGCCATGTCTTCCTGCTGCGCCTTCGTGACCGTGAGCGGCACCGGCAGCATCGCCGGTCGCACCATCCCACGGAACAGCTGTGTCAGCAGCGGATTGGTAGGAACGAGCCGTGTGGTGATCGTCGTGTCAGAACCCCGTGTTGGGTCGTCACTCGTAACGATCATTTCGGTTCGCACCGGCCGGTCCACGTAGGAGAGCCCGTACTGGGTCAGGTGCAGCCGCTCATCGATCGTTGGGATCTGACCCGTACGACCGCCGGTTTCCTGAATGAAGTTCCCGAACGTGTACCAGTTCGGGCTCTCGAAACGAGCTCCGCCTTCCTCGTCAATCCAGAACTGGAACCCGACGATTTCCTTGACCGCGTTGATCCCATCGATGATCGGCTTCTTGTCGAACGCATCGGGCGGGAAAGCATCCTCGGCGAAGGTGCCGGTCGATTCGAGGTTGCCGTACACCGGGAACCCTGCCTGCTGCGTGTCAGACGCCCCGTGGAGCAGCCAGCCTGCCCACAGCAGAAGATCCTTGATGATCTCGGTGAAGTCCTTGTAGTTCCCGTCGAACCGTTTCGTGCCCGAGAAGTCGAGAGGAAGCGATCCTTCGAACGGTGCACTACCGAAGGAGAAAACTCCACCGTCCCCAGCTACGAGCAGGTAGCCGTCTCCATCAGGCATGGCGTCCATGCCGATCATCGGGTCGCTGAGATTGGTGAGAGCAGTGGCGTAGTCGCTGTTGGGTGTGTAGTAGGGAGCTTGGCCGAGAGCGAAAATCGCTCCTTTCTCCGAACAAATCCAGTAGCCGTCGCCTTGTGAACGGACTGCCATCCCCGCCGCCTTGTCCGGCGATGTGATCGTGGCATTGCCGTAGTAGGTGGCGTCACCGAAGGCGAACACGTGGCCTTGCTCGGAAACGATCCAGTAGCCGTTCCCCGAGGGGGTGGATGCCATGTCCACAGCTGGAGATTCCATGAGTCCCGAACCACTGCCATGGAACCCGGCGCTCCCGTAGCTGAACACACCACCGTCGCGTCCGAGGAGCCAGTATCCTCTCCCGGAGGGGTGGGCAACGAGCCGCCAGATCCGCCCGGCACCGTTGGGATCGACCGTCGCCCGGCCGTAGTAGACAGCTTCCCCGAAGGCGAAGACGGATCCGTCTGCTCCTGCCAGCCAGTAGCCCCGACCGAGCGGGTCCATGTCGTACCCGGTCATGGGCGCCGCGTCGACCGCGCCAGTTACGTCTCCGAAGTCGGTGGCGTTGCCGTACTGGGTGATGCCACCGCCATCGACAATCAACCAGTAGCCCCCGTTGTCAGCTGTGCGTGCCATAGCTCGAACGGTGAAGAGACTCCCCGAGAGCGACCCGTGGAACACGGCGTCACCGAAAGCGAACACGCCACCGTCAGATGCGACCAGCCAGTAGCCATTCCCGGTCGAAGTCAACACGATGTCGATGACCGGCTTGGTCAGCGACAACGTGTTCGCTCCACCGTGGTAAGTAGCGTCCCCGAGCGCGAATACTGCCCCGTCGTCGGCGACGATGTAGTAGCCGCCACCATCAAGAGTCCCGACAATCCCAGTTGCCGAATGCCCTGAAGCGATAGTGGCGTTGCCGTGGTATCCGGCGTTGCCGTAGGAGTAGACGGCGCCGTCTTCGGCGAGGATCCAGTAGCCAGCGCTGTTCGGTGTTCTCGCCATATCAGCAAGGAACACCGACGTGTCCGGAGGAGTCACGCTCAGGGTTCCCGCGTCGCCTTTCGGGAACACCCATCCGTTGTCACTCAGGATCCAGTAGCCCCCGTCGGTGTGGGTCGGTTCAATCGCGACGATGCTGGAAATGTCAGCGGTGATCGGCCAGTCGGTGACTCCGCCGAGATCGACTGCCGTTCCCCGCGTGAACACGTCACCCCCGGCGTTCACCGCCCAGAGGCCATCCCCACCGGAAGTTGAGGCCATCCCCGCCACGGACCCGACGGCACCCTGCCCACGCGACCCGTAGAACGTCGTGTTGTAACAGAAGACCCCGCCGTCCGTTCCGAGCAGACCGTACCCACCGCCGTCAGCGTCGAGCGCCAGATCCGTGATGTACTTGCGGCCTTCCGCTCCTGGTCCGTACTGCACCGGGTTCGGGTCGGGATCAACCCGGTCGTAGGCATTGACGGCGGGGTAGAAGAAGGTTTCGTACCGCCACCGCGAGTACGCCAACGGATATTTCGCTGGGGGCATGAACGGCAGATACATCTGCTGCTCGATCAGGAGCTTGCACATGTCGCGGCAGGTCAGGTTGAGGAGCCCATCGGAGGTGACCTTCACCTCATCGATCAGCCACACACCTGTGAGAACAAGGTTGCCATCTCCGATGGCTTCCATGAGGGTCTTGTCGTGCCCGCCGAACCCTTCGTAAGTGCGCAGAAGCGCGTTGGGGATGAGCACCCCCTTCCATTCGTTCTCCACGAGATTCACCCAGCGAGCCGTCGCATTGGCGTCACGGCCATGCCACGTGAAGTACCCAGGTTTCCCCAGCATCCGGTTCTGACCCGACACGTTCGGGTCCATCTTCTGGTTGTAGACCGCGATATTGCATGACGCCGCGTCGGTGTCGACACTGCGATCCCAGGAGATCGACTTGATGTTGGGGATCTCCGTTTCGACCTGCGAGTTGTCTGCCTGCTGCCACCAACGGAACGGAAGCTTCGACGGATCATCCGTGAACACATCCGTTGCGAGGTTGAGCATCCAGTCCTTCTCGACCGTGACACGACCGTTTGAACGGTCAGCGCCGACGAAGGGGCCACCGCGCTGGATGAGCTCAAGGAGGTAAGGGGGCAGCAGTCTCACGTCGTCACATCAAGAATCGTCGCTTCAGCCTGGTAGGTGTGCCGCCACGGATGGCTAGCGCGCCGCTGCCGCGTTGGCGTGAAACTCGTGAGATACACCCAGTACTGGCGTCCGAGGTCATCCGTCAGTTGCAGCTGGTGTTCCTTCTGGAACCAGTAGATGAGCGATTCGAGGTGGCTCTCATCGAGAATGCTCCCGGAGAAAGTGAACTTCTGCGGATCGGGACGACCCTCGAAGACCAGAGCCTGACCATCAGCCGCTGCTGTCACCGAAGACGTGATCTTCTTGGTGATCCCTGGCGTGCCGCCCTCATTCGGGTTCATCGGGAACGTGTAGGTTTCCGGCACCGTCGGATCCGTAAGCGTCCATCGAACGACCATGTTCAGTTCCTCGTCGGGTAGATACTGGCGTACGTGCCGTACCGACTGGGTTGGTTCGCAAGATCAACGAACTGATCGATGGAACCCTGGTAATCGGTCGAGTTGTAGTTGTGCATGGTGATCGAGATCTGCCGATTGTCGTTGTATCCAGTGCCAGCGGCCCTGGTCCCGGCCAGCCGGTTTACCTCGTACAGCGTCGGGAGCTTGATGTCACCGAGGTTGAACTGCAACCCCGAAGCTGTGTCGTTCATCAGCTGATGGATCTTCAAGAGAAGCTCTCTCGTCTGCTTCTGATTCCCTGCCACCAACGGAAGTTCAGCCTGAAGTTGAGCGATGGCCTGACCCTTGGTCAGCTGACCCATCTCCAGCTGGAAGTCGATCGTGCTCTCCACATCAGCCAGCTGCGCGGCGATCACCGATGCGCGGTCCTGGGCGACTTGCGCCTTCAGTGGGTTGAGGTACTCGTCGCCCGCTCCGCCCTGAGCGATGGCATCCCTGAGTTTCTTCTGGTCATCGTCCAACCGCAGCTTCGTAGCCGTAACGTCATCTCCAGCTGCCTGCGCCAACGTGATCAACAGATTGACCCGGGAGTCAGCAATGGCCGTCATCGCGTCCTTGTACTGCTGATCCGCTTTCAGCTTCGCGATCTGAGCCTGAGCCTCCGCCACTGGACCATGAGCTCGGGCAATGGCGTTCTTAGCGTCCTGCTGGGCGAGCTTGGCGTCCTCAAGAGCGTTCGGTAACGTCCCGATCCGAGCTCGGGACAACTGAAGATTGGCGTCATCAGCAGCATTGTTCGCGTCGTCCAGAGCATTCTGCGCATCGTTGACTTGAGCCTGAGCCGCATCGAGCTCAGCCTTCGTCGCCGCCGCATCACCAGTCTGCGCCTTGAGTTGAGCAAGGTTGTCCTGAGCCGACTTGAGACTAATCTGGGCTTGCTTCTGCGGGTCCCTGGTCTCGGACTTCTGCAGGGTGTACGTGCCAAGACTTTCCTGGATAGCTGCACGCGACGCCGCTTTGAGCGACTCCGATAGAGCCGGGATCTTCCAAGAATTTGTCTTGGCGTCGTAGACAATCTTCACTCCACCGACATCCACCGTGTAGCCATCCGCATAGGTGGCCGTCGTCGGTGAAGCAGGTGCCTGCCCAGTCGGCGCTGCAGCAGTCGGGACAGGACCAGCCCCAGTCGGCGGAGGAGCCGCCCCGAACGGCCCAGTAAACGCTGGCAGCTGATATGCAGGAGTAGGCGCAGCAGGTACTGGCGGACCAGCTACTGGTCCCGTCGGAACGCCACCAGGTTTCCACGCATCTTCCGGTACTGACAACGGTCCCGACGGTGCGGCACCCGCCGCAGCCGGAGCCGTGAGCACCCCCGCCGCGATGAGATCCTCAGTGGAAATCGTCGTTCCACCGAGCAGAAGCTTGTAAGCGTCAGCCGCCGAGTGCGCATGATCCGCCAGCGACTTCAACAACCCCTGCTTGATCTGCAAGATCTTGGCAACAGTTGCAATTTTCGTTGCCGGATCCAGCGAAGCTGACGCCAACGCTGATTCCAGCTTGGTGATCTCATCCTGGGTTGCCGCCGCGATATCCGCTGACGTTCCACCAGCAGCCGTGACCAGGGAAATCCAAGACTCCGCCTGCGACGTGATCGTGCTGATCACGTCGTTCGACATGGCGATCAGCTTGTCGATCTCTTCCTGGATCTTCGGGTCGGGCTGATCCCCTTCCGAGGCAAGAACATTCCGATCCCGAGCGAGTGCCTGGTTGATGTTGTCGAACGTCTCAGCAGCGGTGTTTCGCCCGGCCTTGAAGCCCTTGACTGCCTCATCGGCCGTCTGGACGATCGCCCCACTCGCCTGATCAGCAACGTCGTTGCCGAGCCCGATGGCCTGCGCTACCGCCGCTGCGTACTTGGGGTCCTTGCCGAGTCTGTCGAGCTCAGCCTTTGCGTCTGCCGCTGCCTTCGCATCGCCGCTGGCGAGTCTGCTGATCAGACTATCGATCGTGATCTTGCGGTCCTTGGGGATTTTGTACGTCGGATCCACCAAGGTGTGCAGGTTCTCTTCAAGCCACGAATCCCTCTTCGGCTTGATGGTGTCGATCGTGCCTTCGAGCCCAGGGATCTTCTGGTTCTTCAGAGCCTGAAGCTTCGCCGTCAGTGCAGGAGCCTCGGCCGCAATGACGGCCTTCCCCGCTTCTTTCTTCGGTGTGTCCAGCCCGATGTCCCCAGCGAGACGTGTCCAGATGTCTTCCTGACCCGTCGCTACATGCTCGATGTACGCCTTCTGCTGATCAGTTCCGGTGTTGAGCAGCTTCTCGGCTTGAGTCTCGAACGCCTTTCCTTGCTTCTCCGATGCTTCCTTCGCGTGGTTGTACGTGTTAGTGACAGCGATGATCGCTGCCGACACAACGCCAGTAAACGCAAGCGTCCCGAGACTGAAACCCGCCACGGTCAGTTCAGAAACTCCGCTACCAGCGGATGCGAGTCGAGCTCGCATCCCGACACCAGCCGCCTCGACCTGCGTCGCCGTTTCAGCACCAGCAGCTTCGAGGCTCGCTGCGACTTCAGGTCCCGCAGCAGCGATCTGCTCCGCCGCACCAACGCCACCGGCAACGATCGTTTCAGCAGCCGCCCCAGCCCCGGCTTCCATTCCTACAGCCGACTGCTCCGCCCCCGCTTCCAACGCCTCGCCAGCGGCCTTCCCGCCAGCGGCGACCTCGGTTCCAGCAGCAGTCCCGCCCTCGGCCAGAGTCGCTCCCCCAGCCACCCCAGCGGCTTCTGTAGCTCCCGCTGCTTCCGCCGCTCCACCTTCCGCCACCTGCTCGGCGGGCTGAAGTCCACGCCGAACAGAAGCGCCGAACTGGCTGCCCTTCAAGTTGGCGATGGCGTTCATAGCGAAGCGCACAGCGAACAGAGCGGCGGTCAGGGCAGCGAATGTGCCCACAAGCCCGTGAGTGGTGTTGTTGATCGCCCCGAAAACGCCGAGCAGTACACCAGCAACCTTTGCCAGCGCATCGGCAACAGTCAGGACGTCTTTCAGGAAGGAACTGAGCCCGGACCTGGCGATCGTGTCGCCCAGCTGCCGCAGCGCTTCCTTCAGCCGGGCGATACCCTGAGCGATCGTGTCCTGGGTCTTGGCAGCCGCTGTTCCCAACTTCCCGCTGTCGTCCCCGGCCGCTCCTTCAGTTGCCAGAGCCGGAGCAAGGTTGTCGAGTAGCACCTTCATCGTCGCTGCTTCACGACGATTCGCTACCTGCTGAAGCAGCGATTTGCGAGCGTCTTCGCCGACCTTACTCCAGCCTTGAGCAATGGTAAGCAGCGCTTGCCCGGTATTGCCCTTAGCAATGGCAGCAGCAGTCTCGTTGACCTGCGGCGCCAAAGAGGGAATGCGACCCATGATGTCCAGGATTTTTTCGCTGTTTTGTCCCAGCGAAGTAGCGACACGGTCGAAGAGGTCAGCGGATGCGGTACCGCCCTGACCTAGCCGCTGCTGCAACGTCGCCGAAATGGCACCCAACTGGTCAAGTGTTAGACCAGTGGAAGACGCAACCTCCGAAGCCCGCCCGAAGAACGCCACCGTCTCGGCATTGTTCGTACCGAACCGTTGACTGAGGCCGATAACCTTGTCGCCGATCTGGTCAATGGTTGTGCCGAAAGCCAACGCCGCCGGAATCAAATTCTTGAACAGGTCGGCAGACGGGATCCCGGTGACGAGTTGCAACTGCCCGATGGCCTTCGTTGCTGCCGTAGCCTGAGAGATGTTCTGGTAGACGCCGATTGTTCGCTGTTCAATGCCAGCAAGTTGATCTGCGGCGATCCCGAGGTTCTTCGCGATGTCGAGGACGTCAGAGCGCACCTTGTCGAACGCGTCACCTTGACCGATCGCCTTGAGTTCCAGATCGATCTGACCGAAGACGACCTCCAGCTTCTCAGCTTCGGCCACCATCGACGTAACAGTCGTGAGTACCTGACGGATCGACAGACCGGCTATAGCGTATTGCCCAGCGATCAGTCCTCGTTGAGCAAGCTGTGAACCGAACGTCGCCTGCTCGAACGGGTCCTGCGCCTCCCCCGTGGTAGCGCTCTTGACCTTCGCTCCGAGCGACTGCCAACGCGTCGGCGTGATCCCTTGCTGTTGAAGCTCAGCGTTCCGCTCATCGATCGCTCTCTGTTCAACCGCACGCTTCTCGGCACGCCTTGCATTGAGGAGTTCAGCGTTGACCCCAACCATCTCTTGGTCAACAGTGCGCTCCCGTGCCAACGTCGTCGCTTCTTCGACCTTCTGTCGATTCAGCGTGTGCTGGGTTTCGATGTACGTCTCGTCAGCGGCAAGCTTCTCGTTGGTGGCGGCCACAAGTTGAAGACCTTGAGTCTTCAACTTGGCATTGAGCTCGATAAGACTCTCGTCCGAAAGCGCCAACTCTTGAACAAGCGCTGCCAATGTCTTCTGGCCCTTTTCCAAGGCCAGCGTTGACTCCGCTCCTTGCTCTCCGGCTACTCCTTGTGCAACTTGCGCTTTGATATCAAGCCCAGACAGCGCCCGGGACGTCTTCGCCCCGATGAACTCCGGCTGATTCGACAGTTCGCTCTCGGTGCGAGCAGCCAACTTCTCGCGAGCAATCCTCAGATTGATGATCTCTCGCAGAGAAAGAACACTGGCTTCTTCCTCGGCGATAATGTTGGCGGAAAGAGCGCGCCGAGCAGCATTCAGCAGCACGGTGGCTTCGATGTACGCTTCGTCAGCTATGAGAGCGCGAGCTCCAGCCGCAGCTTCTCGCTGCCGAATCGCGGCGTCGGAGATTCCCTCTTCTCCTTCGCCTCCACCGCCAGCCAGTGGACGAGGCGGGTTTCCACCGCCGCCACGCCCGCCGCTGGAACCGCCCTTCCCGCGAACCCCGGCGACAACCTCGTTCTGACGCTTGACGTTCTGGCCGTACTTCTCAAGTACCTGACCGAGCTCGCTCTGGATCTTGCCCGTCGACTCGTCAATCTTCAGCAGATTGTTGATCTGGTTGATCTGCTTCGAGACGGCCTGTCGCAGCTGCGTCGCTTGCTGAGGTGTGACAGCACCCGATGCCTGCAACTCCGAGATCTGCTTCTCGAAGCCGCGTTGCTGCCCCTGGAACTTCGTGACTCCAGACGCCACCGTGGCCGATTTCTCCGACTCCGGCTTGGTCGACGTCAACTGCTTCGTCAACGTGCTCTTCAGGCTGTTGACTGCAGACTCGGCGTCCTGCGCCATCTTCTGCAGCTGCGAACTGAACTGTGAAGCGTCCAGCCCGATCTTGACCTTGCCTTCGATCAGGAATTCGCCAGCCATCAGCGGGCCTCACGCATTCTCTGGGCGTACTGGTTCTCCATCATCGGGGCCGACTCGTGGTTGGTCCCGTACTTCTCGTCCCGCTGAACCTTGATCTTGTCGAACCACTTGTCGAGCTCGTGGTCCACGCTCCACATCCATTCCGGAGGCATATCTTCTTCACCCAAGTTCTCCTGCCAGGAGAGGATGTTCAGAGAATGTTCGATCGCCTTGTACAGGTCGATCGGAACGGCCGTTACAGACGTACAACTTGGGGGCCAGAGACAGGCGAGGTCTCCTCCTCGTTTGGCGGTTCGGACGAGGGCGAGGAATTGGGGGTGTTGGGCGATTCTTTTCCCTCGGGGATCTCCACCACCATCTCTTGGTAGGCGGTGCTCAACGCGCCAAAGATCTGCGGTGCGAGCCGATCGACCGCCTGCCGTTCCTGGAAGTAGTAGACGTCGTGGTTGCCGAGTTCCCGTGTGGCGTACGCCACTTCGCACTTCCGGTACTCCTGCAGCCACGCCAGACCGCTCTTCAGATCGAGGATCTTGTCGACCACCTTGTCGCGGAGTTCCTCATCCGACGCGTTCTCGTAGTCGCGTTTCAGATTCTCGATCTCCGGGTCGACGTTGGACTTCACACAGTCCGCGAACCGTTTCAGTTCGAGGAACACCCGGCGAGCCTCCGGATCTTCGGAGTCCTTGAGATACTGCTCCCTCAACGGAGGCTCGCCGACCTCCCACGCGTCCCGCAACCCTTCGAGATAGTCGTCCTTCGTCCATTCCTCCGAGAACTCCAACTCCCGTTCCGCCGACTCGTGCAGCTTCGAGATCTCCTCCGAAGCGATGAACTCGATCAGCTGATCCCGCCCCCCGATGTCCGTCAGGTCGGCGTAGCTCTCCTGCCAGATCTCGTGGGTTCTGTCGTGGCGGGCCAACAGCACCTTGGCTTTCGCCGCGCCAGCCCGCCGGATCGCCTTCTCGTGATCCAGAGGGGACATCTTCTGCAACCAGACCGTGACCGGTTCGCCTTGCCCGTCCTCAGCCGTGTATTCCCGACCGATGACGTAGAGATCCTCCAACCGTCGCCGAGCCTTCGCCATCTCCATCTCCTTGTATGCCCTCGCGGGCGTCCTATTTCCGTGAAGCGTTGATCAGGGCCGAGCCCCGGCGTACACCTTCAGCACACCCGTGTCAGACGTAAAAGCAAACTGGGGTTCGAGCTTCTGGGCCACCCGACCCTGAATCGGCGGCGGGGTGAACCGGGCGTCCGGGACGTAGAGCGTCTTGATCCGAGCGCCGGTGTCCGGGTTGTTGATCCGCAGTTCGATGGGGAGCCCCACCGAAGTGTTGGGGCCTGCGACTTGGGTGCCGGTGATGTTGGCGACCTGGTAGATCTTGTCCCACAGATCCTGCGGGTCGCGGGACCGGACGGTGATGGTGCCGCTGACGTCCGGGTAGTCGTAGTCCTGCGCGACGTAGTGGTAGTTGCCGAATTCCTCGTCGTTGTCGAGGGTGACCTTCCAGGCCACTTCGAAGTTCTGCACACCGGTCCACCGGGTGAAGGTGGGGGTGGCGTCGGTGGTGCCGATGTAGACGTCGATGTCCTTGCCGCGGACAGCGGCGGGCTTGACGGTCACGTCCTGGTGGACGCTCTGCGGATAGTTTGCGGCCGTCGTGGATCCGTAGACGATCCGGACCTTGCCGCCGACGGGAGCCGCCGCGAGAAGGGTGACCGTGGTGGTGGTGTCGGTGTAGTCCGACCCGTGGAACAGCCGCTTGTACACGCCAGTGGCGCTGATCGTGCACACCCCGAGAGCGTGGAATGTGTCGCCCCGCTCGGTGTACGGAATGGCCGTGTGGGCGAGGGTGTATGGGCCGGTACCCGACGCCGAGAACTCCTCGTAGTACGGGGTGCCCGGGATGTAGTAGATCGAGTCGCCCCGCAGCGCGAACGCCTGGGTGGCGTTGGCCTTGGTGCCGAACCGGTAGGTGGCGCTCTCCAGAGTGAGGTACGGCAGGGCGAGCCCTCGGACGATGTCGAACGCTCCCGGCCCGGACTTGAACGGGGAGATGACGTCGATGGGCTTCGCCAGAGTGAAGTCGAACTCGTCGCCGGGAGAGACGGAGGTGGGGTTCTTGTAGAGCAGCGTCGATTCGATCTCGGTGGTGACGTCGAGGGATTCGAGGTCGAACGAGAGGTCAGGGATGTCGCGGATCGTTGCGACGGTCTGCCAGTTGCCGAGCTCGTTGATCTTCTCGGTGGGGATGTTCAGGTTCCCCGCGCCGCCGGTCTGGATCCGGTCGATGACGAAGCCGTTGACGTCGTGGAGAATGGCGCCTGAGCGGATAGCCAGTGGAACTACCTCCTCTTGAGTGCGTCACTCGACGCACATGCCGGGTGTCGAGAGGAGTCCGCGCCAAGGTCGGGGCCACCCCTCGTCGGCCCCGACCTTCCACTCGATACGATCCGATCAGCTGACGCGCTGATGCTCACGTCTTCAGATCGACACCCAGCCGTATGCGTTCAACTCGCCCAGCCGATGGTCGTTCCCATCGATCCTGCAGGATCAGACGATGAACTTGTAGGGCTTCCCACGGCGACGATCCTGGATCGTCAACGGATTACTCCGCGCTGGCGTGTGAGCGTTGTAGTAGGCGAGCCGCGCGTTGATCTTGTCCTTCTGCCGAGGGTCCACCTGCGGTGCCACTGACCGCACCGTGACCGAAGGCAGTCGCACCGCCCCCTCCGAATATCCGTCCACCCCACTGTTGGCGATCGCCCGGACGTAGTCGTCCAGCAACGCCGTGTACTGCAACCCCACCTCGCGAACCAACCTCTTCACGCCAGCGTCCATGAAGTTGGTCGTGACGATCCCCGACTTCTTCTTCGACCGGGGCCACTTCCCTGTCGGAACGAACACGCCAGACCCAGCGAACCCTGCTGCCTGATGCTGCCCTCCCGGCCCCAGCCAGAACCCCGGCGGCATGTTGAACCCGATCCGCGGATCTGGATTCAGTCCAATCGCCTCGCCGATCAGCTGCCCACCGACGTCCAGCTGGAACTTGCCTGGGACAGCGATCGCTCCGCTGCCCGCACCGAAGTTCAGCCGCTTCCAATGCTTCGCCTCGGTGTTGAGAAGACTCGTGTTGATGAAACGGATCCCCTGGACCGTCGCCTCGTAGAAGTTGTCGTCTCCGATCACCCGCTTCAGCGCCCCCGAAGCCCGCTGGCTGCTGTTGCTGTTGCGGTAGGAGGCATACATCGCTCTCAACGCAGGGCTTCGCCGCGGCGTGCGATTCGCCAGACCCCTGAGCATCGAATCCTGCGCCAGCTTGCAGATCCTGATGTTCGTTTCGAGGAGCTTGGCGGGACTGATCCCATGCGACATGATCGCCTCAGCCATCGAGATGGCCGTGCCTGTCGCCACCACGATCCCGGCTGCAGCCGAGTTGAGATACCCGTTGGCGACGTTGAGCGTCAGACCCATCGACGCTTCGGAGAGCACCTTGGCGGTTTGGGCTGCTGTGGCTGCCTCAACTTGAGCCCGAGCCGCGTCCTGCGCCCGGATCTTCATGGTCATCGACTCGCCCTGATAGCCCCTCGGCTGCGGCGGGCCGTAGTAGATGTTCCCCTCAGCCATGTTTGCCGTTCTGCAACACGAGCTCGTGGATGTCTTCCAGTTTCCCTTCGAGCCGCTCCAGATACAGCTGGTTCAGCACGACCGTTCCGGGATCCAGAGAGTGGATCACGTCGATCGCTTCGTTGTAGAAGTTGTTGATCTGGTCGAGGATTACCTTGCGGAGTCGGTCTCGCGTCTCTCCGTCAGGCACCTCGCGTTCCACCGCGGAGAGAGTGATGGCGCAGATCCGATCTTTCCGTCTTCGGAGAAACTCCTGGTACTGGTTCATGCGCCGACGTCGTTCTCATCCACCAGGATCGCCCGTGCCGAGTACATGAACTGCATCCACGGCTGAGGGAACCCCACTGCACGGTCCGTGATCACGTTCTCGATGTTGCAGTAGAACGCCACGACCGGCGTCGCCAACGTGAAGTCGTACACCGGCATGATCGCACCGGTTCTGCCAATGGAAGGGATCTTCCCACGCAGCGAATCGCGGATGTCGTGGATGAGGTGGATCCCGACCTGTTCGTTTTCAGCGAAGAAATCGGCGTAGGCCGTCCAGCTGTCGATCATGAGATTCGAGCCGAGCTCGCCTTCCTCGTCGGTGACGTCTTCCACGACCACGGCGAGGCTGTTGTACTCGATCGGCTGATCCCAAGCCGCAGGAGCACTGAGCAGGTTGATCGGGAGATGAGCGCGTCCCGAGTCGAACCAGCCACGGGCCTGCAGCGTCTCCCGAACGAGTTCCTCGAAGCTGTCGCGGATCAGCCGAGCGCGCAGGCCACCTTCGATCGCGGTCATGCTTCGTCCACGGCGCGGAGATAGATCTGGTAGACACCGACGCTGAACAACCCAATGGCAGGAGCCGTGAACTCGATTTCGTAACGGCTGTTTCCAATCATGGCGTAGTCGGCGGTTTTCACGAGTTCGTAGGCGTCATCCATCAACGTCACCACCGCCGACGCAGCATCGAGTTGCCCAAGCGCCGTCTCCCGCCCACCAGACCGCTTCGCGAACGTGAACTCCAAGGCGTAGTCAACCACCAGCGACCCGTCGGGTTCATCTGGGTTCCCCGGCGCGTCCGTGACTGGGGTCTGCGACCAGTTGTACGGCCGGTCGGTCCGGTCTTGAGGGTTGAACGTCTGGTTCCGTTTCCAGTACCACGTCAGCTGCTCAGCCGGGTTCACTGCCATCCCCATGCGCATCGAATTCACGATGGCATTGCGGAAGGCAGCCTCATCGAACCCGGCCGCGAAGGTGGAGTTCTCAGCCACGGGCTATCGGATCCACCAGTTGTCACCGTCGATCAGAGCATCGGTCCGCTCGATGACGGCGTCCAGCACGGCCGTGCGGATGTAGTAGATCGAGGCCAGGTTGTAGACGACGTCCTTGATGCGCTGGCGGAGAGTGACGAGCACCTCGCGGAGAAGCTGGGCGGATTGCTGCGTCTCGTAGCTGACCGGCCCCGCCACGGCCTTAAACGCGGACTGAACCGATCGGAACTGGGCCATGACCACGTCCATCGCCGCGTACAAAATCACCAACTGAAGAGCATCTCTGCTCAGGTCTGCGGTCTCAGGAGCGATCGGTGTGATCTCGCCGTCGGCCGCGACGAAGTTGGTGAACAGCCCGTCAAGACGAACTTCCCAGAACGCGTTCTCAAGTCTCGTGAGCCACTCGTTGTTCGTCGTGCTGGCATACGCGTCCGTGCCAGGAGAGTTGATCTGTGCTTTCAAGTTTGGGATGAGGTCACTGAGATCCACGGCCATGTCACACGTCCTGGATGACGACTTTGCCGAAGGCATACGTCAATCGACGTTCAGCAATGGTTGCGTCGAGTCTGTATCTCTTCTTCGCTGGATTCGCAACGTCCGTGCCGACGAACAACACCCGCCCCTGCCCCAGGGTCGCCCCGGTCTGCGGTAGGAGCTCGATCGAACCATCGTCGGTCGAGTAATGGACAACTGTTGGCGCATTTTCCTCGGTGGCCTTATCGGGCTTCAAGTAGAAACTCACCGATGCACCGGTCAGATCCACCGCCTGCCCGTCCACGCGACAGGTGAACAAGATGACGGCGTCATTGTCTTCGACAATCTCGATGTCAGTCTCTGTCGCCATCACGGCCCTCCGACGATGATCTGCACCTCAATATCGGCAGACACCCTGCTCGTAACAACCTCCGCCTCCACCGTAGGCGTCACCACCTCCGCCCCCAACGCCAAACCCGGCATCGTCACCTCATCCGGGTAGCCCTCGATCCGGATCACCAGCTGGCTCGTCATATCGATACCATCCCCCATGTCTCCTGGTACCCACCGGCCCCCACCACCACCGTCGCCGCGCTGTCGGCCAACACCAACGACTCTCCGGCAGCAGCCACACGAGCCAGATGAACCGTCACCGGCGAGGAATCCACTTCCACAAGAGCGTCAGAGAGCGGCCGGGCGATCTGCCAGGTCTGCGTCTGCGTGAGCGTCTGTGTTTCGGTGTCAGTCAGCGAGCGTGGTTCGGACACAACGCGAGTCGGACTGTCCGTGAACACCGTGACCGGGTCGCCGAGGAGCGTCACCCCGCCGAAGTAGTAGCTATCGGCAGTCGATGACGGCGACGAGACCCTCAGACCGAAACTGATATACCGAGTGCTGCTGTTGGTGTTAAACCAACTGTAGTCAATGTTGTCCGTGGCGGGGTTCGGGAACCGGTACCACTGGCCCAGGCGTACGAACTGCCCAGTGGTGTAGTTCTGAGTGTTGATGAGTGTCTTGGCTGCGTTCCATTCGTAGAACGTCATCCCGATGTAGTCGGCGGCTGTGCCGTAGAAGGAGAAGGCGTAGTAGACCGGCTGCCCGCCCCGTACCGGCATCCCAGCGTCTGGCGTTGAAACAATGGGGTCTGTGCCCGCGACTGCCTGCTGCACGAGGAGAGACGGCCCACCGTCGTAGCTCTGAGCCATTGACTGGCTGAAGATGGCGTTCTGTTTGTTGTACCAGCCGGTCGAGAAGTTGAGCTCGGTGGGCGAGAGTTTCTGGTCCCGGACTGTCCGAGCATTTGTCGCCTGGCGGTTCGCTGTATCCGACGTCGACAGGCTGTCGCTTGTCGCCACGGTTCGCGCCGCGGTACGCGCTGATGCGTCTGCTGGAGTGTGGGTGTCAGAAGTCCCGCGGTGAGGTGCGGTGGAACGACCCGCGACCTCGGGTCCAGTGACAAGCGACTCCGTGACGGCCTGTCCGTCGTGAACAGTCCGAATCGCGACATCAGCGGTCGTCAACGTGTCCGTGATTTGCCCGCCGGGCAGCGGCGCGTAGAGATCGAGCCACTCGATGGCCCCGATATCCGCGCCGACGTCCGTCGTCAACCGAAGCTCGACACCCGCTCCCGACGGATCCGACAGAAGACTCGCATCCCAAGTGAGAGACAGCGTGCTCTCAGCGGTGATCTGCACCACACCCAAGCTGGCGACGAACGAACCGCTCTCCCAGAGCTCGGCGGTAACTGTTGGACCGGCAGGGCCAACGCTGGCGGTCCCAACCACTTCAGTCGCCACGCCCTGCCACGGGCCGACACCGGCACTCCCACTCAGCCCGTATGACGTAGGCGACGAGGTCTGGCCGATGAGATCCGCGACATAGATGGTGTTGTTAGAGATATTGGCTCGCTGCCTCGTGTCCGTCGGTGTCGGCACGATCGTTCCAAGCGTGGCACTGGAACCAAAATCGTCAAACCCCCAGCACACCGCCGAATGCACAGCCGTTGCCAGCGATGCCGTTTTCGTGCTGCTGGATGGCGTAGGAGTGTCAGCCGAGTTACCAACACCGTCAGAACCCCGCCAAACCCACACCCCCATACCCCAGCCGGTGACCGCAGCGACCGACATGGACACGTTCTGACTCGTTCCAGGCGCCGCAGCGGGAGCCGACGCCGCGCTGATGTAGCCATCCACTGTTGACGAGCCCGAGAGACTCTTCTGGGTGGTGAACGACAACCCAGGGCACGTGACAGCACTCCAACTCGTTCCAGTGCCACCGCCATTCAGCCCAATGACAACAACGACATCTCCGGTCTGCCACGTGATAGGGACGGTTTTGGCGACACCAGCACCCGGGCTCGTAGCCCAGCTGGCTGTCTCCTGATACGAGACAAGCGTCGGTGCTTGAAGAACTGGTACGAGCGTGATCCACATGCCGACGCCCGCGCCGTTGTTGGCCTGACTCCAAGTGCCAACCCCGGTTGCCTGCTTCGCCGTCTGAAGCAGAAAGGCATTGCAGATCGAGACCGTGCCGTCGCCACCGTCAGCGTCGCCTTCGGTCATGGCGTTGCTGTTGCCGTCGAGCCATGTGTTGTGGGTCGTACCGGCCAGCACATGGTCGGAGAGGAGAACCACACACGTATTCGCCAACGGGGTGACCGAGGTGCTGCCCTTCGTTCCAGAAGCGTTCGCTCTGGCGGACTTCGGACCTAACCAGCTGCCTCCAGCGGCAATCGTTGGTGTCGTGACGTCGCAGTTCGCCCATGCCTGAATGAAGCCCGCCGAGTGTGTCGCCAACCCGGACAACGTGACGTTGGTGCCGTGTTCGGTGCCGTCGGACACACGCCCGAACACGTAGCCGCTCACGGTGGTGCTGTTGGCTTGCTGCTGAACAAGCTCCCAGCCCGCCGGAGCCGAAGGAGTAGCCCCCGAGTTCGTGACCGCATAGAACAGCAGCACATCGCCAGTTACTGCCGCGGACGGAACCGTTGCTACGACACTCGACGTACCCGTCGCTACCGTTTCACCGGCCCGCTTCGTAATAGCAGCCACGACGGCCTACGACCCTGGCCGAACGCGAATCCTGAACGTCTGCAATTTCGCTCCGGCGATCGGCGTGCCCGTCGGAGAGGGAAACGACACTCGAAGCTCAATCGCCCCCGCCGAAGTCATCCAGTTCACATCCGGGTTGTCCGGATCGTCTTGAACTGTCGACAGCGCCCCGGTCAGATTCGTCTGCACCAGAGCAGCATCCGGATACTTGATCTCGCTGTAAGACTGAATGTTCTGGACCGGGGCACGAACCTTCGACATCAACCTCGGAATGGATCTTCCTAGACGTGCCATCAGTAGCTCCCAGCCCGGATTCCAGCCACCCGCGTCACGACAGACGGCGGTCGTGGCTTCCGAACGTTCGGTACGTACATCAAGTAGACACCCATGTAGTCGGCGTCCACCACCCTGGTCGTTGCTTGCCGCTTCCCGACTCGAACCACTGGCCCAGTGGTGATATCAACTGAAGGCCAAGCAGTCACCGGACCGGCATTCGTTCCCCACCCAGTGGGAAAGGTACCCATGGCCGCGGCTGTGGTCGAACCAGCCGTGCCGTTAGGGATACCGTAATCGAAGGAGCTCTCGGTCTGACCGGTTGGATTCGAAGCAATGACGATCGCTCCAGCCTTGGGTGATTGGGTGGTGACCTCCTGAGAAGAGTTGGTGACCGCCTGAACAGCCAAACATTCGTCATACACACCAACCACCGTGTTGTACGCAGCACAAGTAGCGTCATAGTTATCAGTCGTGGAGCTAGCGGCATTCTTGACGTGCTTCCCGGTGCCCAACACGACAGAAGTGTTCCCGGCAGGCGGCACGATGTTGACCTCATTGAAAAGACCAGTGGTGGTCGTGCCGTCGCACCGGAACCAACCAGCACTCCTCGCACTGTCAGCCGTTGGCTTCAACATGGCGAGGCTGTACTTGGCTCCAAGCGCTGTCGTGATCGGATCGTCTCCGATGGCAATGTCATCGAAGTAGAGATTGGCTGTCGTTACGGTCATCACCCCGAAATCAGCCGTCGTCGTCGTTGTCACCGATGTGTCGGTAGCGTCCGAAGCCCACTGAACGCCGTCTACGAACACCCGCGTTCCGACGGTTGTGCCGCTCCAGCCGTTGTCGAACTCGATGAGATGCCACAAACCATCTGCCGACAACGTGCTGGTCGAAGTGGCCCTGGTCGTTGTTCCCGCTCGCACCGCCAGGGTACCGGTCGTGTTGAGTAGGAGGTTCAGCGCTCCGCCAGATGCCGTCCCGACAGCACAGATCTGGCAAGCCAACGAAGGGAGCGTCCCGACCCGAAGATAGAATCGGGCCGACTGCATGAGGGAACGGTTCGTGCCTCCAGCAGCACGGCTCTGTAACCGCACCCACGTAGCCGCCGCCACAGCATTGCATTGCAACGCGTACGTGCCACTCCGAACGGTTGTTGTCTGGACCGTCGGAGACCCCGTGATCGAGAACACCTCTTCAAGGTGGCCCATCTCGAAGCCACAGAGATACTGGAGCGCCACCCGTCACTCGTCCCACACCACGCCGTACGTCGCGTTGACGATCGCAGCGGCAGTTACTCGCAACTGCAATGCCGAACCTCCCGGGATCGACGGCTCTCGCCCCAAGGGGTACTGCATCATGATCCCCGAAGTGGGCGGCACCCGATGGAGCTCAAGGGGAACCTGCGTTGTCCATGTCGGTTCAGCTGAGTAAGCAACACCGGAGTTCGCCGTCTGGAACGCGCTCGTTCCCTCGAAGTCGCGATACGGGTTGTTGTTCGTCGTACCGAGAGCAGTACGAGTACCCGCCGCCGTGTTCGTCGTGGCACGAATAAGTTCCACTTTGACCGGCACAGCCGTGGCTGTCGCCCCGTCGAACTCCACCCACCACTGCACGATGGTGAGCCTGTCCTGGGCACCCGCCTGCACCGCTATCAACGTCTTCGCCGTCGCCGCCACCAGAGCAGTGGCATCAGCCGTTGCAACATACAGCGCCATTTACGCTCCCGGAGGATTGATGTCTTCTGGGTTCGGAGGCCACGGGTCAACTGCTCCGGCCCAACCAGCCATGTCGTTGGCGAGGCTCTGGAGGTATCCAGCCTCCGGAATGAGGTTGCTCATCCGAGCGAACAGGCCACGCAGATCCTCCAGCGTGTAGGTGGGATCATCGATGACGAGGATCCGACAGTCAGCGTCCCCTTCTCCGTGCGGCGCTGCCAGTGGGTCGTCGGCAGCATAGGGTGCGTTCGACCAAGCCGACATGCCGTGATCCCAGAAGCTGTTCGCCATGGCTTGGTCGTCAGCCGACAACCCGCTGAACAGTTGTTCCGCCGTATTCGCTGCCGCTGGCGTCAGGTCGACGTGGTTGTAGAACATCGCGAATTTGCTCACTTGATGTCCTCCGCGTGGTTCGGGAGATCCTCGGCGATGGCGTTGAGATAGCTCGCCCCCAACACGCGTGCAGCGATGATCTTCAGCAGGGTCTGGAGATGCTCCACCTTCCCGGTGTCGACGTGCACTGCTCGCACGCCCGGATCGCCTTGCTGACGTTCAACTGAAGCCAGCGGAGAGTTGGTCCAGTTGTCGAGCCCACCCCGCCAGAGCTCCTGGGCGTGAAGTCGATGATCCACCATCCCTTGACGAACGTTCGCCGCAATCCTGGTGAGGTCTTCGTGGTTGTAGTAGAGCGTAAAGGGCATCATGTCCTCCGATACCGAATGAAGACGGTGAGATCCGCTCCGGCCGCAGTGCTACCGACCTGATCGCGATCCACCGTGAGGTAATCCCCAGCCGACATAGAAGTGACATCCGGAACGGCTTCCGAGGCCGTCGCGTTCGCTCCGTCCGCGATCGACGGACGGTTGGCCTGCGTCGTGAAGATCGTCGTGCCGTTTTTGTCGACGTCGAGAATGATCGCTGCTCCCACCGGAGCCGTGTTGACTGCCGCCGTCACGCCGATGATCGTTGCAGGGAACGGGAAACGGAAGCGTCCGACGCCAGCGCCGACAGCAAGCGTTCCCGCTCCGGAGAACGGCGCCATCTCCTCCAGCACGTTCACCCCGGCCCCGACAATCAGATCGTTGGCGACACCGAGGACGATCTGGTTGGCCGCAGAGGTCGCTGCTCCCTGACCGATTGCCACACCTCGGGAATGCCCCGCGCTCGCATGCCGCCCCAAAGCGATGGCGTCCGCAGCGGTAGCTGAAGCCCCGACCACTGCGGCGTCGCCCGTGCCGATGGCAATGGCGTTTGCAGCAGAGGCCACTGACCCGGCGATGCCGCTACCGCCCGACCCGCCGATCGCAATGGAGCGGGTGCCGCTCGCTGTGGCTCTTGCAGTTGAGCTTTGACCCCCGCCCAGAGCAACACAACCCCCGCCCTGGGCTGAAGCATTGAACCCAACCGCCACATCGTAGTTGCTGCTGCTGCTAGCGGAATCTCCAACAGCCACCGTTGAAGTACTGCCAGCAATGGAGCTAACACCAAGAGCCACGTTACGCGTGCCGCTGTTACCACCATGCGACCCACGCCCGATAGAGACACAGTCCGTACCGTCAGCAAGAGACGCCCGACCGAGGGCAATGCAGTCAGCAGCTGACGCTGACGCTCCCGCGTTCGCCGCGTCCCCAGAGCCGATGGCAAGGGAAGTTATGCCAGACGCTCTCGCCCCGTTGACCGACGACCCGTCCGACCCTCCGATAGCGATTCCGCCCTGAGCGCTCGCCTGGGCACCGGAAGATCCGCTAGGACCACCGCCGATCGCTATGGCTTCATTGCCACTACCAACGTAACTGTTGAAACCAAAGGCGATGGCGTAGGTCGCAGCCGCTTGTGCGGAGCGACCGATGGCGATGGCCTGGATGGCGGAAGCCGCGGCGCTGGCCCCCAAGGCAACTGTATCCGTCGCACTCGCCGAAGCACTCGTGCCCAAAGCCGTTCCGTTCGCCCCTGAGGCGTTGGTGTTAAACCCGATCGAAACCACACTGGAGGCATTACCCGAGCACGATCCACCGATGGCGACGGCCTGAGCGCCACCTGCCGAAGCACCAAGCTGAGTCGCCGAACCCGATCCGATCGCCACCGCCCGAACACCAGAGGCAATAGCGCCCACTGCCGTCAGGCCATCAGAGGCTCCGATCGCGATAGCGCCCTGAGCCGTGGCGTTCGGAGCCGAAACGATGCTCCTCCCACTCCCGATGGCGATGGCTTCGCTACCACCAGCCGCCCGCGCCCAATTCCCGATAGCAACCTCGTTGATTGTCGCGTCAGACCCAGAGTCGGCGCTCTCGCCGATGCCGATCGCGCCAGTCGAGTCGGCAATCTGTCGCGTCGTCCGCTTCCACCCGCTCAGAACGCCGTTGTTGCTCACCTGAGGTCCGCCCGCGCCGCCAACCGGCCGATGTACGTCCTCGCCACGACCGTGTCGCCAACGATTCCCAGCACGATCTGGTTCGCCTGAGTCGCCGTTGCTCCCTGACCGACGGCAATTGAACGCGAATATGGAGCAGATGCCCCACGTCCTAGAGCGATCGCATCCGCACCGGCCGACGCTCCGGCAACGGTGGCGTCTCCACAGCCAATGGCAATGGAGAAGTTGCCATTCCCTCTCGCCCCGTTGACGGCAGTTCCCGACGCCGCACCGATAGCGATACTCCCCTGGCTGTTCGCCACTGGACAGTTCGTCGTGTTGAGACCGCCACCAATGGTGACGCCTTGGTAACCCCAGGTTGTCGCAAACGCCCCGATAGCAATGGCGCTCTGAGCCTCCGCATCCGCTGACCGGCCCAGCGCCATTGCTGAGTCGACGGTCACTTTCGAACTCGCTCCGATCGCAATTCCGTATGCGCCGCTGGAGGAAGAGCTTTGACCCATGACGATGTTGTTGTGCGTGGATCCGCTCGCTGCAGACCCAATGGCAATCGACGCCGTATCAAGCGCCGAAGCCTGCCTTCCGATGGCGATGCACTCTCCGCCGAGCGATCCCGCTACGGGCCCTACGCCGCTCGGCGTGCTTGAACCGATAGCGATCGAATTGGATGTTGCTGCTCGCGGACCGTTCTTCGTCCCCAGACCGCCACCGATGGCAATGGCCCCATCAGCAGTTGCCCAGGGACCATTCACCCCCGCCGATCCGGAACCTATGGCGATTGGGCTGGCCCCAGTACCAGTGCTACCACCAGACGCTTTGGCCCACGACGCCTTGGCGTTGTTCCCGATCGCAATCTCGTTGACCGTCGCGTCGGTGCCGCTATCGACGGACTCGCCGATAGCGATCGCCCCAGTCGAGTCGGCCAACGGGAAGGCTGGCCGCTTCCAACCAGAGACCAGCCCCGAGTTGCTCATCAGAAGTTCCCGCCCAGCGCTGTCACCTTCGCCAGCTGGCTCGCCACCCACGACGACGCCACCAAGCTCCAGCCCGGCGGCAGGATCAAGTTCGTGTAGCGCTGCGACGCCCGGAACGGCGCAGTCGTAGTCGAAGGCGTAACCGCCGTCACCACCGTCGAATCGAAGGAGTGGTACGTGGTCCCGTCGTAGAGCGAGTAGACGATCACGCCCGCCAGAGTCGTGCCCGTTCCCTCGATGACGATCTCCTCGATCTTCGACCCCTGCCCGCCGCCCAGAGTCAGCGTCACACCGGTCGCCGTGCTCGTCGCCGCGGCCGAGATCGTCACCGACGTTGCCGAACCGACCGCCGTAATCGTCGTGCCAACCGGAATCGTGCCGCCAGAGATCGTCCGACCGATGTCGCCCGCCCCGAAAGCCAGCGTTGCCGACGTCACCGTGAAGTTCGAGTTCGTGGCACCATCGGTCACAACCCTCGGACCAGTCGCCTTGAAGATCGTCACCGACTGCGCCGGAGTGGTATATGACGTTTCGATGGTCGCCGAGACAGCGACTGCCCCGATCGCCGGAAGCGCTGCAAACTGCGGATCAGCTGCCATCCCGATCTCCTACCTGTAGAACGTTCGTGCCGAAAGACGAGTGGCGAACGTGCGGGCAACCACCGTGTCACCGACCACGCCGAGCACAATCTGATTGTCCTGAGTTGTCATGGCTCCTTGCCCAACAGCCACAGAGCGCACATACGCGGAACTCGCCTGACGCCCGACGGCAATGGAGTCCGTCCCCGTCGCGGAAGCCCCAACGCCCAGGAACGAGCCGCCAATCGCAATCGCATCAGTCCCGCTCGCCTTCGACCCGGTGCCACTGAAACTCCCACCGAGAGCCAGGCTGCCGTTCCCCGACGCGTACGGCGCTCTACCGGTGGACCCAGTGGTGTTCCCCGAACCTATGGCGATAGCACTCGATGCCGCCGACGACGCAAAGTAGCCAAGCGCAAGGCTGTATGTCTGCGCTGCGTTGGCGGTCGCTCCTATGGCAATCGCCGATGTCCCTCCCGCAGACGCCCCAGCCGAGGATCCGTCACCCGAACCGATGGCGATAGTGAGAGTGTTGGACGCCCTCGCTCCGGCGACTGACGCACTGTCCGAGGACCCGATGGCGATTGCGCCTTGGGCGTTAGCAAACGCCGACATCGTGTTGTTGGTGCCGCTACCGATGGCGATAGCTTCGTTACCGGTGGTAGCCCTGGCGTTCGTCCCAATGGCGACGGCCTGAGCACTGGTGGCACTGACTGACTTCCCGATCCCGACGGAGCTGCCGCCGCTGGAGCTTCCGCTGGCGCCGATGACGATGCTGTTCGACGCCGCGCTTGTCGAGGTGCCGATGGCTATAGCACTGGTGGATGACGCCCCTGCCGAGACCCCGATGACCACGCAGCCACTGTTGCCTGCGTCAGTCGCATTCTGACCGATGGCGATTGTCGAAGAGGTGGCGGTCGCACCTTTACCGATCGCGACACTGCTAGTGCTTGCGGTCGCCCCGGCGGTCGACGCATCGCCACTCCCGATAGCGATGGCATTGGCCGCACTCGCCCTGGCTCCGTTGACGGCCGCGCCATCGGACGCACCAATGGCGATGGCACCCTGGGCGTTGGCAAGAGGCGACGCCGTTGTATTGGTCCCGCCACCGATGGCGATCGTCTCGTTGGCGGTCGTCGCCCGAGCATTCTCGCCAATGGCGATGGCCTGCGTAGACGAAGCCGCTGCACTGGGGCCAACCTGGACCGAGTTCGTGCCCGACCCGAGCGTCGAGAACACCGTCAGCGCCGTGTCGATCCCCGACGAGTCGAGAGCGTGGATCAGATGATCCGTACCGGCGTAGAGCCGGAGCGCGCCAGACGCAGGATTCGACGGAGCAGCCTGCTCGATGACTTCGAGCGCGTCGTTGGTCCTGCGCGGCATCAGTCAGTCGTCACAGGCTCTGCTTGCCACGAACTTTCAGCCGGAACCTTGCCGTTGGCAGTCACTTGCGCTGCCGCCTCTGCCGCCTCCTTGGCGTTCGTCTCCTGGATGATGGCGTACAGATCAGAGATGAAGGCGAGCATGGAGAGTGCTTGCTTTTTGTTCATGGGGCTCCTTACCCGAAGACGACGATCCGGTAGGTGGAGGAGGGGATGCTCACCGAGCTCCGGACCGTGACCGTGTTCGTCGTCGTCCGCTCGATGGAGAAATCCTCTTCGGCGTAGGTGCCGCTGGACAGGTACACCGTGGCCTGCACATCTCGCGTCCCGAGACTGTGGGTGATGACCTCCGACGTGGCCCCACCAGCCAGAGCCGTAGCGTAAAGCATCGGCACCGTCGCGTGGTCGACCGCCACCGAGTCAGCTGCCACGCTCACACCAGTTCCGGCGCCGACCGCCAGCGCCGACCCACCACCACCGGTCAACCCGTTACCCGCCGCGGAGGCTGCGACCCGCAACGTGTCGGCGTTGATTTCGATGGTGGTGGAATCGACGTTGACGGAGAGAGCAGAACCCGCACCACCGGCCAGACCGTTGCCCGCTACCGAGGCAGCGAGTTGCGTCCCGGTGATCCCGGCGCTGGTCACCGAGAACTGGGTGCCAGTCAGCGTCAGCGTGGTGCCGTCGGCGCTGTAAAGCGTGTTGCCCTCGGAGACCTTGGTCCACGTGACGGTGTCCGAACCCAACGTCGTCACGGTGGCGGTCTGCTGGTAGATGTCGCCCTGGCTGACCGTACCGGCCTCAACGAGCACCGTGGCCTGGTTGACTTCAGCAGCCGCGTCCATGTCGGTCGCCCGGTTCCAGGTGCCGTTCACACCGGTCCCGAGAGTGGTCACGACGTAGACGCCATTCTCACTGGCGGTGCCCTGGTTCTTGACCAGGACCCGGTCGTTCACCACCAGGGTCACACCATCGATGGCGTTAGGAGCACCCCCAGCCAGAGTGACGGTGGCTGTCGTCGCCGCGTGAACCGGCTCCTTCCAGTCGAACCCCGCCACCGCTGCCGACAGCTGCCCGAAGGTCGCCGCGTCGGTGGCAGCCGAACCGTCAGCCAGACCAGTGATCTTCTGGCTGTTCAGGTCGAGCGCCGCCGTGCGGGGCCAGTCGGTCAGATCGGAAGTGGCGATGAGTTCCTGGTGCTGAGTGAGACCGTGAGCGGGCATGCCATGCTTGTGGTCCCGTCGTGCTGTCACCGCCACCGAACCCGTCGCCGCGCTGTCGCTGTACGCCTGAGTGACCGGAGCCGTGGCGTCGAAGACGGCGATGGTGGCGTCGGAACGAATCAGTGTCGTCGCCGAACCAGCCGCGTTGGACGTCCCCAGCGTCAGCCCCGGCGAGGCGTAGCTCACCGGGTTGGCGGGCATCCCGTGGGTGTGGTCCCGGTGCGCAGCGAAGGCCGCGGAACCGGTCGCCGCCGTATCCCCGAACGCCTGGCTCACCGGCACGGTGGCGTCGAAAATGGCGATGGTAGCGTCTGTCCGCAGAGCGGTGTTGGCCGACCCGGCGGAGTTGCTCGTCCCCAGGGTCAACCCCGGAGCGGCGTAGGCAACCGCCAGATTCATCCGGTTGTTGGTGTCGTCGTAAGTGGCCGTGATCCCGGTCGAACCAGTGTTCGTTCCCAGGAACGCTCCAACCTGATCCTGGAACGTCTCGTCATTGGTGACGGCGATCGAGAGACTGTTGGCCCCGTCGTTGTAAGTGACGGTGACCCCCGACTGGGTGCCGTTGGCAAACGCCGTGCCAACAGCATCCTGTGCCGCTTCGTCTGTGTAACCAGCCCCGGACGCCAGCGTGGTCCATGAGCCCCCTGCCCGCAGACGCAGCGCGTTGAGAGCCGTGGAGTAGTACAGCCGCCCATCAACCACACCGGAGCCAGGGTCGGCACTCAGGTTCTGGGCTACAACGTTCTGGATCTCGTTGTAGGTCAGATCCAGAGCATCGTTGATCCTGCGGGCCATGTGTCCTCCTAGCTCACAAAGGCTTCACCGGAAAATGCGACCGGTGCTCCTGCAACAAAAAATGAGATCTGCAGCGTGTTGATATCGAGGTACTCGACGTAGCCTTCGTGGAGATCCCCGCCGGAGTCCCGCACCGCGATGCCGCCGGGGTAGTAGTCCAGGTTGTGGTTGACGATCCACGTCGAGGCGGGGGTCCCCTGGACGTGTCGGTAGGTCCCTCCGATGGCACCGGGTGGTCCCTGGTCTCCCTGTGGACCCTGGGGGCCGGGTGGCCCCATCGCTCCAACCCCAACCTCTTGGAGCTCACCCGTGAAAGGGTTCAGCTTGATCGGCATGTCAGGTTCGACTCACCGACGTGAGGTCATCCCCCGTGTACCCGAACGTCAGAGTTGCAACGGTCGTGCCGCCCTGCTTGTAGGCGACCGTCGCGACGTTGCCGTCGGAGTAGGTCATGGTCATCCCGTCGAACTGCTTCGGGACGAGCCCGTTGACGTCGGCGACGTTGATCGGGGTGGCACGAAGCTGCGTGTTCGTCAGGACGTCGGCGAGGGTCTCCAGGAGACTTTCGAGTCGCGCAACGACCGTGTCGAGTCGGCTGCGAGCTCCGTAGTCGATCGAGGGATCCGCCAGCCCCGTGTCCGGGTTCTCGACGTCGTCAACGAGGACGAAATCGACTAGCTCACCAGCCTCGTTCTTCCTGCGTAACTCTGCGTTGACCGGCACGAACTAGTCATCGGCACACAAACCACCCGCTTCCAAGCCCCGGTTTGACCGAGTGGGATATGCTCTACGTATGGACAAGTCGGCGGTTGTGGACGAGCGTGGACGGATCGTGATCCCCCAGAGCGTGCGAGACCTCCTGGGGATCTCCGCTGGCACGATGATGGGAGTGAAGGTCGTGGAGGGTGGGATCTTCCTCACCAACGAGGGGAACGCCCGTGAGCGGCTCCTCGCTGCCTTCCGCGAGGTCGACGCGTCCCTGGCTGATCGGCTCATCGCCGAGCGTCAGACCCCATGACTGAGCGACTTCCCGCCGATTCTGTAGCTGAATGCCAGCACATCACGATGGACTGGGGCAGCAACTATCTGGGCCACGCCCACTACGCCGAGGGGAAGGCGGAACGAGGCGAGAAGCAGCGTCGCTGTCCGGTCTGTCGCCGGTTCTTCTGGACCTCGGAATGGAAGCGCACCGATGAATCCTGAGCCCGTACCTGCCGCCGATGATGTCGTGCCCGACCCGGCCGAGACATTCCACCCATTCGAGTACGTCCTAGACGAACTTGAGGCCCGGAAGATCAGCCCCGACATGGCTGGTCGGATGCTCCAACGAATGGCTGGGATCAAGTACCTGCAATGGATGGAGTTCATCGCTGGTGGCCGGGTCGATGATCGCCTGGCCGGAGGACTAGCCCTGCTTTTCGGGACGGGAATCGAAGTCTGGCTCAAGCTCCAGCGGGCCTACGACCTGCAACACAACGACGGTCCCGAGTGAACCTGCTCCACGCCTCAAGCGTCCTGGCCTGGCTTCAGGAAGAACCCGGGACTCGACTTCTCCAACTGAAGGGAAATAGGATCACCGCGTTGGACTGGGGGTGCGTACTGGACAGCGCACGCCACCACGGAGCAGATCCGCGGCAAATCGCCGCCCTGCTCTACACAGTCGGGCTACGAGTCGAACCGATCTACGAGGAAGACGTACTACGAGCAGCGAACCTCGACCCGAACCAGTGTCTCGCTGACCGGATCGCCCAAGCGGTCGCCGAACGACTCGACGCCCCCCTCATCACATCGGAGTCTCTGTGGAACCTGTCGTGACCTACCGCCTCCCCAAAGCCATGACCGTCAAGTCTGGGGATCAGATCGACTGCCACTTCGTCATCGGCATCGACATGGGAGAGAGCGTCACCGTCACCGAAGCGACCCTGTTCGGATCCGCCGAAGGGCGCAGCGGGTTCTCCATGCGACTCGCCTACCTCAACGACTGTTTGAACCAGATCTCCGAGGAGCTCCACCCGACCTGGGGTAAGAGTGGTTGCACGCCCAGAACCCACCTTGAGCGGGCCGTTCGCGAGATCGCCCACGCCATGGTTGCGTTGGAGTGGCCCGCCGACTGAAATGCACGTACTGATCAGTCGAAAGGGAAGCTATGGACATCGTTGAGGTGTGGAAGAACGCTGGGCACGCCCAGATCGTCGTGTTACGCAACGGCCCGAACGGGCTGCCCCGCCACGAACTCATCACCGGGATGCGGACCTTCTCGATCTCACCCGAAGATCGGCGGATGAACCAGAACATGGCTGCCGACCCGAAGCTGGACGTGTTCTCCAACGGGATGTTGCAGCCGATCAATCTGCCCGAGGACACCGAACCTGAGGTGACCGACAACCCGAATCATCTGTCGGACGCCCAGCTTCCCAGCCTGTTCCGGACGCAGATCCGCACGTTCACGAAGCGGGTCGAGACGATTTCGAACCCGGCGCTGCTGAACCGGCTGATCGAGATCGCCCCCGGTCATGACGTGACGATGCGGCAGATGGAAGTCCTCAAGGGTCGACTGGCTCAGGTCGCGGAGAAGGTCAACCCGGACCACATCGAGACCGACGAGCAGGGGATGCGGAAGGTCAATCCGGTCACTCCTCGCTGACACGACCATTCCGCTTGTTGCGGATGATTGAGGTGTTAGAGGCGTGACACCCTCCACGGCATATGAGGAGCGTAGAAACGCAACGCTCTGACCAGCACTTTCGCGTCGCCGACGGATTGTGTCGCCGATCAATGACCGACAAGCCCGCAGATTCCCCCTCGAAGATTCCAGTGACCATATAGACCCGCCAAACTTTCTTCTGGGAGTTCCAGCAGGTCAGAGCCTGTTTCGCGTCGAAACAGTCGTTCCAGGGAAAATTGCATCGGACAGAACTCGCCGATGCGATCCTTATTGCCTGGCTTATCCGCAGCCCCCTGCCGGGTAGCAATCGGATCCGCGCATGACAAGCGCTCTAGTCGCCGCCCCCTGCAAGCCAAGCGCTCGGGGGGCGGCGACGCGTCCAGTCGCATGCGTTGGGTTGAGCCGCCTCGCGGTGAGCAGTCGGGCAGGGCCTGCTGCGACATGGTGTGAGCGGAGCGGAGCAGCTGAGTCGGAAGCGACCAGGAGAGTGCTGACGGGAGCAGATCTGTTGTGCGATGGGCAGTCGGGGCTGGGGAAGAGGCGGGCCGGGTAGGGCGGACCAGAGTTGACCAGTCGTGTCGACTCGGGCTGGGCTGGGTAGTCGGGGATGGGTTTGGCTGTGCTGGGTAGTCGTGGAGACGGGCGGGGGCGAGTCGAGACGCGATGTTGCGCGAAGTCGTTGGCCTGGATGGGTCGGGACGGGACGGGGTAGTCGGGATGGGATGGCGAGGCCGGGCCGGTGAGGGGTTGTTTCGGGATGCCTTGAGCAGTCGATGGGGACGGTAGGCGGCGGCACGAGACGCGGTGAGGCGAGAAGTCGGATTGGTCGGGTCCGCTGGGAGGTGCAACGGAACGAGTAGTCGCAGTGGAGCGGCACGGGAAGGGTGGAGCGGAGACGTGTCGAGTAGTCGCCGGGCTGAGGAGAACCGACATGGACAGTGCCGGATTGGGTGGTCGATTGGCCCGGGAGGAGTCGGTCGAGAGGTGAGAAGAGCGGTCGGGTTGAGTTGGCCGGAGTCGCGAGGTGGTGACCAGAGTGGACCAGTCGGAGCGGCGCGGGCAGAGTGGAGCCGGGTGGGCTTGGGCTGTCGGGCCGGATTCGGACTGGGACGCGAGGACGTGAGTAGTCGGCTTGGTCCGCAGGGGCACGTGTTGATCTGACCAGTCGGGTGGGCCGGGTATGGCTCGACAAGTCGTGGATTCGGAATGAGGAGACACGCGCTGAGAAGCGAAGTCGGACCAGGCATGGCAAGCCGAGGGATGCGGTGAGAAGTCGCCGGGCGGGATCGACTTGGGGAGAGACGCGTAGTCGGAAGCGGGCGGGATCGTGGGGACCGGAGTGGCAATGGAACGGCATGGGCCGAGCAGTCGAATCGTCTAGCCGTCATACAACCGGCGTTGAGTCGATCCTGCCAGATCCGCTGTCGATCGTCCAGGAATGAGAAGGCCCCCGCCGAAACGGGGGCCTTCTCTCAGTGGAACTCGCTCAGGGGGCTACGGGAGAGTCCACTCCCCACCGCCGGAACCAGCCGTCGGGCTGATCGACGTGTCCACGATCCGCCGAGCCCTTTCAGGTCTGTGGATGACCATTCCACAATCTCGGCGAGCGAGATAGTGCCAATACCAGTTCTCTTCCTCGCTCCACTCCTTGGAGAGGAGACCACCGAAGAAAGCAAACTTCGAAGCGTCGACGCCGAGCACATAGAGCTCGTTCGCCGGGAAGAACGGAACATCGACGTCGTCCTTGAAATTTTTCAGCTGGATCAGGTTCGCGCCCCGATACGTGCCGAGAATTCCACGGCGGAGGATGTCTTCGTTCGTCTGCGGGATGAACCCACCGAACGTGTTCGGCCCGGTCAGCTGATCCATGATCTGGTCCAGCATCGTGCGCCGACCAACGATGGCGATCGAACCCTGCTCGTAGGTCGCGTCGGCCACGCCACGGATCGCCGTGTTCAACGCCGCCAGCGAAAGACCCGCCCCGGTGATGTACGACGACGACGTCGAAGGAATCGCGGCCTGGAACCCACGGATGACCCGCAGGTTCACCTCGGCGTCCATCCGCTGCTGCGCCAGATCGATCAGCGTCGTCTGGGTCTCAGCGAAGTTCACCCGCAGCTTGTCTTCGAACTCGTAGACGTGGAACCCGATCGTGTCCCGAGGCATTTCCATGACCTCGGAGTGGATCGTGGAGCTCTCGATGTAGCCACCGCGAGCAACCCAGAACGCCCGCAGACCCCGGGTCTCCTTCACGAGGACCCGACCGTCGAACGGGGCGTTCTCCACCGTCGTCATCATGGACAGCAGGTTCTCGTGTTCGAACCCCCACATGATCGTTTCGGTGGTTTCCTGCGCCATCATCTTCCGCCACGCCGGGTTGTCCCAGTTGTCGCGGGCCTCGGCGTTGAGCTTGTCGATCTTCGCTCGAAGGGCAGCCCGCTCTTCAGTCGACCGGCCCCTACCATCAACCATTGACGAGTTCACGTGTGCTCCCCTCCTTTCAGAAGTTCACGCGGCATTCGACTTCACCGCGTGCCGCATCGACAGTTTCCACGATCAGCCAGGCGTCCGCTTCCACCGCGGTTTCCGCCCAGTACCCACCCGAGTCGTCCCCAGCGCCAGGGGTCAGCATGTCTCCCGGCGCCAGCGTGGGTGTGGCGCCCATCCCGGCCACCATCGTCCGACCGGCGTAATGCCGGGTGTGGAGGAAGAGCCGATCCGTCGGGGTGTTCGTGAACACCACCTTGATCGGGTCACCAGAAATGACCTGACAAGCGTTGCCCCGAGGGACCTTGTCCTTGTCGGCGAAAGTCACGAGGTACGGGTCGTCACCAGCAAACGCAGCCGGTGCCCACTCGTACAGCACGATCCCGCACATGCCCTTCTTCGGGGCCTGCGCCCCCGTCGCCAGAGCGACAGGGAGACGCCCCATCTCATCCGGAGCCGTCCCGTCAGCCACCACCACCGGAGCCCCGATGGGAATGTCAGCAGGAGCCGACGCAGGCAGTACGTAACGAGCGCCACGCATCCCGCCATCGGGCGGAACACGGAACTCGAAATTCCGGCCGTAAGTTCCCACTAGCTACACCTCCCTTACAGGGTCCGAGGATCGGACGTTTGGAACTCCCGCAGGAGATCCAGCGCACTGGAATCATCCTGGAGAGAAGCGGTCAGGGCCGTCGTCTTCGGGATGCCACCCGAAGCCGCAGGCTTCGAAATGGCCGTCCACTCCTCCAGACGAGCGTTGAAGTCGTCGTCGCTCATCGCCGCGAAACGATCAGCGTTCTGCTCCAGATAGGCGTCGGGGAAGCTGGCAACCTCCCGAACCTTCTGGAGACGTTCGTCGCGACGTGCCGCCACCGTCTTGGCCTCTTCGACCGACGCCTTCTCGGCGTCCCAGTCGGCCTGCAGCTGATCCCGCTCTTCCTTCGCCTGAGTGGCTTCCAGAACAGCAGCATCGAGCTTGGCTTCGAGCTCGGTGACACGCGCCTCCAGATCCGCCTTCGCCTGCTCCCACTCGCCCTGCTGCGCGGTGGTCTCAAGCTCGGCGATCCGGTCCTTGAGCGGAGAGGTCGCATCCGCCACTGCAGCATCAACCGCAGCCTGGAGTTCCTCGTCCGTGAAGGTCGCCATCCAACCTCCTCCCAGATCATCGTCATTGGACCCACAGAACACGCAGGCGTCCTCGTCGTGCTCGGCCCCTTCGGGTCGCTCAGCGAGAAGCCGGTCGTGAAGTGACCGCAAAGCGTTCACGTCCCTGCCATCGGCGCGACCCCCAGACGAATCTGAGAGACCGTCGTTCATGTTGTTGTACATCTTGTGCATGGCGTCGCCAGCGGGTTCCCCGCAGGTGTCGCAGTTGTCGCCGTTCTTATCCGTCTTGTTGGCAAACGGATGCGGCTTCTTCGTCATCGGCGGAGCCTTCCCGGCCACGTCAACCTCCTACGACGCTCGTCTTGAACCGGGCCTTCGTCTCGCCCTTGTTGTTCACGACCTTGAACCCATCACCATCCGGCAGGATCTTGTACGGAGCCAGATTCGGCGGGTTCTTCGCCGCCTCCAACACCTCAGCCAT